TGCCCGGGCAGGGTGCCCGGGCCGCCCCTCCCGCCCGCACCGGGCAGCCCGACCGGGCAGCCCGCGGGCACCGAACCGGGCACCACCGACAGCACCACGGGCACCCAACCGGGCAGCCCGAACACCACCCCCAAGGAGCACGACACCATGCCGCAGGCACCGCAGAACACCGCCGCCCTCGTCGCCGAGTGGACCAACATCGACGAAGCGATCCGGGACGCCGACACCATCCGGGCCAGGATCCTCGTGGTCCTCGACTACCTCGCCGAACTCGCCGCACACTCGCGGGCGATGCCGGACCGGATGCGTGCCGCGACGTTCTACCCGGGCCCGCACGCCGAGCAGAAGATCCTGGCGCTCGTCGACGCCACCCCGGACCCGCAGGGGTTCACGGACTGGGCGGATGCCGCGCACGCCACCACGGAGGCACTCCGGGCGGTCAAGGCGACCGTCGGTGAGCAAGTCGACGCGAAGGGCGTCGCGGGCCAGGCGAAGGCCTTCGCGTCGGCCTGACCCCGCCCGCCATGCCCGCCTGACCCGACCTGCCCGATCGACCTGCCCGGAGGAGGTGCCCGCCATGCCCGAGATCCACACGCCCCGCCCGGGGTACCAGTACCGCGAGGTCCGGCAGCGCGGGCTGCTCGCCCGCCTCGTCCGGGCCGCAGCCCGCGCGACGGTCCTGCCCGTCGCGAAGCTCACCGTCAAGGTGGTGGCGGTCATCCTCGCCGCCACCGCCGTCGGTGTCGCCACCACGGTCCGGGCGGTCACCGTCGGCCGGTACCGGGCGCACGCCGCCCCGGTGTGGGTGGCGGTCGCCGCGGTCACCGTCCGGTCCTGGCCCGTGTGGGCCGGGGTCGCGGTGGTCGCGGTGGCCGCCCCCCACATCCACGAGTGGCGGGCAGCCCGGGCAGCGACCCGGGGCCGCCCGGCGCCCCGCCGGCACCTGTCCGCCCGGGAAGCCCGTCTCGTCGCCGTGGTGGCGGGTGGGGTGGGCACGTGGTGGGCGGTCGCTGCGGGCGCCGGGTGGCGGGTCCTGCCCGTGGCGGTCACGGTGGCGGTGGTGGCGTGGCCACGTCTCGGGCACCTGCACGTCGGGGCGCGGGCGGTCGCTGCGGGGTCGGTGGGTGTGGTGGTCTTCGGGCTTCTCGTCGGCGCGGACCTTGTCCCGGCGGTCGCGCCGTGGTGGACGCCCGCGTTGATCCCGTCCGCGGGGGCGTGGCCGTGGTGGCGTGGCCGTCGTGTCGCTCGCCCGGTGGCGCCGCCCGCGATCGTCGCGGCGTGGGCGGAACGGATCACCGAGGGGGACCCGGCGTTGGTCGCGGCGCTCCGTGGCACCCAGATCGTCGACTTCGGCGGGGTGAAGGACACTCCGGGTGGCCCGGCGGGGGACGCTGTCCTCGCGTTGCCGTTCGGGACGCTCCCATCGCAGGTCACGACCAAGGATGAGCTCGCGCAGCACGTCCTGGACATGCCCGCCGGGTCGGTGCAGATCGGTGTGGACCCGACCGGGTCCACCCGCCGGGTCCGGGTCCGGTTCGTGCCCGCCGGGGACCGCGACCGGGTCCGCCACTTCGAGGAGCCCACTTACGACGCCAAGACCGGCTTGTTCCTCTCCGGGTTCGCGCACGAGACGGCGCCGTCGATGGCGGCGCTCAACCGTCCGGGTGGCGCCATGCACTGGGCGGCGGTCGCGGGGACGGGCGGCGGGAAGGGCGGGACGTCCCGGCTGATCGTCACCGAGGCGAACTTGTCCGAGCACTGGATGACGGTCGTCCTCGACGGGAAGCACGGGGCGGGTATCCCGTCGGTCCGGGCCGGGTGCGGGTTCTACGCGCGGACTGCGGACGAGTGGCGGACCGCGGGCCATGCGGTCGCCGAGATGCTCCAGGCCCGCATGGACGCCTACGGGGCGGCGGGTCGTGACCGGTGGACCCCTGGCCCCGGCGAGCCGGGGATCTTGCTGTGGTGCGATGAGTGGAAGCGCATCCACGAGACGCACCCCGCGCTTCTCGCTCTCGCGCAGCGGATCACCGCGGAGGGCCGCTCGCTCGGGTTCGCGTTCGGTGCCGCGATGCAGAAGGGCGACGCTTACGGGTGGGGCAACATCGAGATCCGCAACAACGTATACACCGGTGGCACCCTGTGGGCCGGGTCCGCGGGTGACGCCGCCGCGGCCGGGGTCGCCGCCCAACAGTTCGGGATCGACTTCACCACGATCCCCGGGTCGCCGGGGTGGGGTGCGTGGCTGTCGCAGGTCGATGGCCGGACCACGGGCGAGATCACCCGGGGCCTGTTCTTGCCGTCGCAGTCCGACGTGGAGGACGGCGCGCCCGCCCCGTTCGGCCGGGCCGAGGACTGGAACGAGGACGCCGCCCGGCAGGGCGTGCGCCGTCCGGCGCTCCAGCCCGCACTCCAGGCGATCTTCGACAAGCTCGTGCACGGCGACCCGGAGCTTGCGGCAGACGCGCAGGACGCCGCGCAGTCCGCGGGCCGCGAAGTGCAGGCCCGGACCGTCGACAAGATCCTCGCGTTCCTCGCGGCGGATGACGTCGCGGAGGTCGGGGCGCAGCGCGCGGAGATCGCCGAGGGCGTCGGCGGGGCACCCGGGTACATCTCCCAGGTCCTCGCGGACGCGAAGGCCGCAGGCCTGGTCGATCAGGCCAAGAAGTTCGGCCCGTGGGCAATCACGCCCGCAGGGAAAGAGCGAGCGATGGAGGTCGCGGCGTGACCGCGCAGGTGATGGAGCGCAACGGACAGGCATTCGGGGACGCCTACGGGCTCGGCCCCGGCCAGTCATCCGCGGTAGAGGCGTGGATCCGGCGGCCCAAGGACCAGTCGGAGGGCCAGCCGGAGAAGCAGATCCCGGCCGCGCGCACCGAGGTGGACTGGCACCGCCTCGCGCGGTCCGCTGTCCTCGTCGTCCCCATCGTCTTGGTCAACGGATTCGCCGCCTACGGGCAGGCGATGTGGGCACACGCCAACCTCACCGGGGGGTGGCCGGTCGCGATCTTGTTCGCGGCTGCGCTGGAGTCCATCGCCCTCTACCTCGCGGCGGAAGCGCACGCGGCGATGCTGTCCGGTGACGCCGCACTGATGCGGCGCGCGGCGTCCTACGGTGCCGCGAGCCTCGTCGGCATCCTCAACTGGCTGCACTGGGCCGACGTGCCGGGCCGCCAAGCGGAGATCCTCGGCTGGGTGTTCGCCGGGTTCTCAATGGTGTCGCCGTGGCTGTGGTCGATCCGGTCGCGGTCGATGCGCCGCGACGCGCTCCGCGAGGCAGGGCTGATCGACCCGCGAGCGGTCCGGTTCGCGCCGGTCCGGTGGCTGCTGTTCCCGGTCCGCACGTTCCGCGCGTTCCGCGCGGCGGTCGGGGAGGGCGTGGTCGACCCGCAGGAGGCGTGGGCGCTCGCCCCCGCGAAGACGCCTGCGGCGCCCGCGCCGGTCGAGCCCGCCGCGGTCCCGGTCACCGTCGAGGTGACCCCAGTCAGCCAGCCCCCGGCCGCCGCGGTGGCGGCACCCCTGATCACCGTGCCGGGGCCCGTCGCCCCCCCGAAGGCCCCGGCACGGCCCACCCGCCAGACCCGCACCACCACCGGTGGGCCCCGGGCTGCGACCGACGAAGACGTCCTCCGGGTCACCCGTGGCGTCCTCGCGAAGAAGCCGTCCGCGGGCCGGGTCGTCGTGACCCGGGCCCTCGCCGAGGAGGGGTACAGGCCTGGGGACAAGACCCGCCTCGACCGGCTCATCAGCCAAGCCCGTGGGGAGCAGCAGTCATGACCACGCCATCGTCGATCCCGTCAACCAACCAGCAGCAGGAGGCACCAGTGAACATCCCCGCCGTCGAGGTCCTGGACGAGGTCCGGCCGCCCGCGTACCGGGTCGCGCCGCGCCTGTCGCGTCGTCTCGGGTACGCATGGGCGCCCGTCGTTGTCGGTGCCGTTGGCGCCGTTTCGTGGCTGGTGCAGGTGGTGTCCCGGTGACCGCGCTCGTGCCGTTCACGCCGCTGACCGAGGTGCAGCGGGTGCCGCAGCCGGGGGATGTGGACTGGGAGGGCACCATTCGCCTGGACACGGACTGGCGGGATGTCGCCACGGTCGTCGGGTCGATGGGGCTCGTCGGGGTGTCCTCGGTGACGGGGTTCGCGGTGACGGGCGGCCCGGTCGGGCTCGTCGGGTCCGGGCTGGGGGCGTTCGCTGCGGTGGTGGGCGCGCACAAGGTGGCGTGGTCGCTCGCCCGCCGCCGGCGGGTGGACCAGACGCCCGTGGCGCCGCTGCCGGTGCCTGTGTCGGTGGAGGTGCTGGAGCACGCGCCGGGCGTGTACGTGGAGGGCGCACCCCGATACGCGTGACCCCCGCCCGCGACGGCGGTGCCCCCACTCACAGGGTGGGGGCACCGCCGTTTCTGCACCCGAGCCCGTATGCCATGGACCCAATACGCCACGGGAGACACGCATACCGCCCACCAGCAGGTGGGACACCATCCCGTAGTAGGCGACACGGCCGGGCGGCCCCCGTAGCCTCGGACTCGTGAAGGATCTCGCCGCGTTCCTCGCCGCCCGCTTCGACGAAGCCGAAGAGCGCGCCCACACGTGCACGCCAGTCTTCGCCGGTCCGGGCGGCCCGGACGCGACGACCGTGTGCGCGACAGGGCCAGCCGATTGCCCGCAGTCGATGGCGGACGCCGCGCACATAGCGGCCTACGACCCCGCGCGGGCACTCATGGACGTCGCGGTCCGGCGGGCGATCCTCACCGCCGTGACCGGGTGGCGGCACCACGTCAACGACGAAGACCCGTGGTACACGTGCAGTGCCGCGACCACGGAAGCGGATGGCGGGGAGACCGCTGACCTGTCCCGCCGCGGCGGGGACTGCGACTGTTGTCGGGACACCCGGGCCCGGCAGATCCTCGGGCCTCTCGCGGTCCCGCACGCCGACCACCCCGACTACGACCCCGCGTGGAGTGCGCCCTGACGTGCGGACGGCCCGATCCCTCGGGGCAGGGGGGTCGGGCCGTCCTTGACGCGGGCCGGTTACGGGGGCGTTCGCGGCGCCGCGCACCCCACGATAGGCACACGACCCCACTTTCGGCAGGCGATCCGCCTACTTGCGGTGGGTGGGCACCCGGTCCGGGGCCTCCACCGCGGGGCCGTCGACACGCCGCCAAGGTAGTCACGCCGCCAAGTAGGCGTCATGCTCGCCCCGTGACGATGCAGCCCCCGGCACCCCCACCGCCCGGCTGGTACCCCCACAGCGCGGGGACGCTGCGCTACTGGGACGGCCAGCAGTGGACCGCGGACATCGCGCCCGCCGTACAGGCGCAGGCACCGCGGGCACGGGCCGTGTCCGGGATGAGCACGGGGGAGAACATCCTCCACCTCATCCTCACCATCTGCACCATCGGTCTCTGGGCGCCGCTCTGGTGGCTCCGTGCGCGACTGTCCCGCCGGAGGATCATCTACTGACCCGGGCCGCCGCGCCCGGCTCAACCAGCGAAGGCCTCCTTCCATGCGCGGGCATGGGGGGAGGCCTTTCCTGTGCCCGCTGGCGCCTAGCGCGAGTGGGTGACGCACCTACAGGTCGACGGCGGCGCGGCCGATGATTGGTGTGCAAGACAAAAGAGCGGGCCCCCGGAAGCGCTGCGAACGCACCCGGGAGCCCTACGACCCCGGACCCACTCGGAGGGCACCGTGACCGCGACCGCCACACTGCCACACCCCCGCACCCCCACCGATACGCCCATCGCGCGTGTCGCACCCGACGCCCACTGGATGTGGGGCGTCCTCGCCGCCGGCGCGACCGGGTCCGTGGCCATCGCCGCGACCGCCGTGTGGGGTGCCGTCCAGCACCCGGGCGCCGCCGCCGTCATCTTCGCCGCTCTCACCGTCTGGGCGTTCACCGTCGCCACGGTCCGGGAGATCCGGGAGACCCGGAGGGCGCCGCGGGGTCTCGGCGCATGGCGGATCGCCTGCGGCGCGACACCCCTCGACCTCACCCTCCCGGCCCGGGCGTGACCCGGACCGACCGCATGACCCCCGAACGCCACCACCCGCCGACCACCCGACCTGAGGAGCACCCGATGCCCGCCACCCCCGTCCCCGCCGTCAACCTCCGCGCCGCCCTGATGCGCGCCGCTGTCGCCTACGGCACCCTCGCCGCGCCCCTCGACGGCATCGAGATCCCGCTCCGCGTCGCCATGTCCGTCACCTGGGAGAACGGCGTCGCGCACATCAACATCGGGGACGCCGACGCCGCCGAACGCGTCGCCCACACCCTCCACCTCGACTACCAGCCGCACGCATCGACCGCCCGCGTCCACAACTGGTCGGGGACCCTCCACGACCAGCCCGTCATCGTCACCGGCCACGGACCCCTCGGCACCAACCCCGACGTCCTCCGCCTCCGGGCCCGTGCCGCGGCCCGCCGCAAGCTCGACCTCCTCGTGCCCGCCGCCCGCACGGCCCGCGTGATCGACGTGACGGCGTGACGGCGTGACCGCCCAGACCGAGGGGGCCCCGCGCCGTGGTCCCGGACGGCCCCGCCTCACCACGGACGAAACCAGCGTCCTCGTGACGCCCCGGTTCGCCGGCGAGTGGCACGCCGACGGGTACCCCTGGTGTGACCAGTGCGGGATGCCCGCGGTGCGTGTCCCCGGGTCCACGTGGCTCCACGCCGCTCCCGGGCACCGCGGCGGGGTCCCCCGGGAGTTCGACACGACCGGGCACCGGGTCACCGCCAACGACTGGTGGGATCTCGTCGTCAACGGGCCGGGTCACAGCGACCCGAGGGACGCCGCGTGAGGGGCATGGCACGGATCGTCCGCTGGTGGCGGCGGCCCGGGGCGCTGGACCCGGTGGCGGCGCGCATGGAGCGGGAGTACCCGGACGTGATGGATCGGATCTTCGGCCCGGACCCTGATCGTTCACCCCGGCCACTAGTCGACCCGGAGCGGCCCTCGCCCGCGTATCAGGCCGCGGTGGTCGTGGCCGTGGAGTGCCTCGCGTTCTGCGAGGTGCACCCTCCCGGTCACTGGAACTGCCGGAAGGCGTGCGCGAAGCCCCTCGGGCACCAGCGGCCCGGCGGCGGCAACAACTCGCACGCCTGCGCCACCGTGATCTACGGCTGGTGAGCTACGGCTGGTAGTGGGATGCCCCTCGGCCCTGCACCGGCCGGGGGGCGTGCCGCTTGTGGGGTGGCGTGGTGCCTAGTGTGGGTCGGCTGTTCGGGGGATCTGTGGTGTGTCCACTTCAGAAACTACGGCGCAGCGCCGTAGTTTACTCATGTGAGGCCGGAACGCCCGGCCCACACCACCCCCGGAGGTCACCATGTTCCGCACCGCGCAGTACGGCGTCGAGCACAACGGCAGCCCGCTCGTGGTGCGCTGCGACAGCGCCAGCGAGGCGCTGACCCTCGCCCCGGAGTTCGACGGTGGCGTCGCGGTGCGCCGCGACCCCCGCACGGGGACGTGGCAGCGGCTCGGGTAGCCGCCCAACGGCTGGCCCCCACGGGGGCCCGCCACCGCCACCATCGCCACCACCCCAGGAGGACCCCACCGTGACCACCCACACCTACGCCGACGTCCAAGAGGGCGACACCATCGTCCTGCCCGACGGGCGACCCGCCATCGTCACGTTCGCCTTCACCACCGACGCCCACGGCGGCACCTTCTACGGCGGCGCCGACTCGGCCGTCCACTACCACCACGACCCCACAGCGCCCGTCGTCGGCACCACCCGCGTGAGCCTCTGCGAGGCCACCGACACCCCCGTCACCCTCCTGGGACCCATCGCCCCCCGGGCCCGCTCCCACGCCCACCCCACCCACCGGCCCGCCCCGGGTGACACCGTGCGGGTCGTCACGGCCAGCACCCCGGACCTCACGGGCCGCACCGGGAGCGTCCAGCAGGTACACCCCGACGGCACCACCGTTCTCCTCTCGCTCGACCCGGCGCCCGAGGATGACGCCGAACCGTTCGCGGAGCCCGGCAAGGGGCGCCTCTGCGTCGTCTACGCCGTCGAGCCCGTCGCCTGATGGACGACACCAGCCCCGCGGGGCCCGCCCGCCCGGACGACAAGACCGCAGGCGTGGACCTCCCATACGGGCGGCCCCTCGCCGAGATGTCGCACGAGTGGCTGTGCGCCGAGGTCCGACTGCTGCACCTCCAGCGGGCCACCCTCCAGCGGGAGGTCGGCGAGCTCGCGGGTGACGCCGCGCGGTGGCGGGCCCTCGCCCGTGGTCTTGCCGCGGTCATCCGGGGGCTCCCGCGGCGCCCCGTGATCCGCAAGGCGTGGGCGCAGGCGTTGCCGTGCCTGGAGTGGGCGGAACGCGCCCAGCCCTACAGTGACGTCCCCGGGTGGGCACCCACCCCGAAATGGATCACGGAGGAGCCCGGCCATGACCGATCTTGAAGGGGAGTGGGTCGACGTCGCCGGAGCCGCCAACATCTGCGGGATCAAGCCCGGGACGTGGCGTGACTACGTGTCCAGCGGGCACGCCCCAGCACCCGACGACCCGGACGCCGGCGCCCCACCCGCGAGACGCAGGCCCCGTTGGCGACGAGAGACCGTGGAGCAGTGGCACGCGGGGCGTCCCGGGCCGGGTCGGCACGGACCCCGGACGACCTCCTGACAGTAGGTGTGTCGCCTAGCCAGGAGGGGTCCAGGGCCCTACTATCGACGTAGATAATTCCTGTTATCCACGGACCGGAGCCCTGAAATGCCCATCCCCATCCGCACCCCCGACGGAACCCCGCTCGGACACGCGACCATCCACCTCCCCCCGGGCCTTACGCCCGGCGACCTCATCGCAGGGATCCGTGACGGCGGGGTCGACGAGTACGTCCACCTCCCGCGCGCGACCGGTGCGGGTACCACCGCCGACCGGATCCGGGAGGGCCTCGGCATCCTCGCCCAGTACGGCAAGGTCGACTGTGCCGCCGGGCACGACGAGTTCTTCGCGGGCGTGGACAGGGCGCTGTCCCCAGCGGACCTCGACGCGATCCTTGCGCTCGGGTGGCGGTCGGACTCCGACGGCGGCCCTGGCTCGTTCGGGATCTTCGTCTGATGCGGGCCCTCCCGCGCCACCGCGGCGCCATCATCGAGGCCACCGTGCCCGTGGGCGCGGACGGCCAGGCCTCCGCCATGCTCGTCCTCAGGGAGGACGACAACATCGTGTGGGACTCCCTCACCCTGGGCACCTACCCCACCTACGTCCCCAGTGAGCTGACCGACGTGACGGTCCACTTCGCTGGGATCGGCGCACGCCCCACCCCGACCACCCCCGCCGGTTTCGGTCGCACTCTCGGGGTCGTCCCGTGAGCGACCTGACCACCGAGCGGGTCGCCCACAGCGCGATGGTCGGCGCCCTCGCCCTCGCCAACCCGGGGACCGAACTCCCCGACTGGTTCCGTGAAGCGGCGCTCGGGTACGGCATGCGTCCAATCGCCGAGCCTGTTACCCGCGCGGTGCTCGCCGACCTGGAGGACCGGTACATCCTCATCCCCCGGGAAGGCGTCACCGTCCGCACCGACTGGGGCATCCAGATGCCCACCACTGGCCGCGTGTTCACCGAGATCCGGGAACCCGACTGGGACCTCAAGCACGGGCAGGTCAAGGTGAGTCGCACGCACATCGTCGGCGCCTGGGAGGCCCAGTCATGACTGGCACCCGAGAGATCACGGGCGACGTAGAGCGGACCTGCCTCGCGTGCGCCTGCGCCGTCCGGAATCCCAAGTCCCCCCAGTCGTTCGGTGACGAGGTGCTGACGGAACTGGTCGCGGGGTACCTGCGCGACCACCGGTACCAGCGCGGCGACGGCGGGTCCAAGGTGGACCGGGGTGACGAGTTCCGTGCGGCCACCCTCGTGCACCTCGTGCTCGGGCACAGCGCGGAGGTGGAGCGGCTGCGTGCGGTGGAGGTGGACGAGCGCCGGCACTGCGACGAGCAGACGCAGGAGATCGAGGCCCTGTCGCGTCAGGTCCGGGACCTGGCGCTCCGCGCGGCACCGGAGGCGACCCTGTGAGCGCCCCCGGGATCGTGGCGTTCCTCCGGGCCCGCCTCGACGAGGACGAGGCGGCGGCCAGGCTCGCAGGGGCCACTCCTGACGAGCGGTGGCGACGCCACGAGAACGCCGTCCTCGAAGACGTCCCCGATGGCCACCGGGGGGCATGGATCGCCCAAGCCTGTGAGGATGAGGAAACCGCCGCGCACATCGCCAGCCATGATCCCGCGCGCGTCCTCGCGGACGTCTCGGCGGTCCGGGCGCTGATCGCCGTGGTCGCATCGTGGCGGCACAGGGCCGACTTGGATGCGTGGGTGTTCTGCGCCCGCGCGCCCGAGACCCGCGCGACGTTCCCCGACGACTGGGACGAGGGTGGCGATCGGTGTACGTGCGGCCGGGACCGGGACGTCCTGGCGGTCCTCGGTCCGTTCGCCGCTGTCCACGCTGCGCACCCCGACTACCAGCAGGCGTGGAAGCCGTGAGCGGGCTCGCGGCCATCGAGACGGCCACCCAGGACATCGCGGTCATCGAGTTCCCCGACGGATCCGACCCCTGGAGCGTCCTCGTCCGCGCATGGCTGCACTCGTTCCGCAAAAAGCACACCACCCGCCGGGCCTACCTGACGGACGCGAAGCAGTGGACAGAGTGGTGCACAGGCCGGGGCATCGACCCGTTCTGGGCCTACCAGGTCCACGTCGACCAGTGGGCCGAGCACCTCGCCGAGCGTGGCGGGCACGGCGGGAGACCGGCGGCGACCAAGACGCTGGCCCGCAAGCTCGCGGCCCTCGCGTCCCTCTACCGGTACGCGAAACGCCACGGGCTCGTGGAGAACAATCCGCTCCCGGACGTCGACAGGCCGGACGTGTCCCGGGACTACGCGGCCACCATCAGCCTCGACGAGGCGCAGACGCGGGCGGTGGTGCGGGCGGCGCGGGACCACTCCCCTACGGCGCACGCCCTGGTGGTGCTCCTCGCGTTGACGGGTGTCCGGGTCGCTGAGGCGCTGGCCGCGGATGTCACGGACCTTGTCGACGATCACGGGTACCGGTGCCTGAACGTGACCCGGAAGGGTGGTGCCGTGGACCGTGTCGCGTTGCCGCCGCAGGCCGCGCACGTCGTCGCCGGGTACCTCGGTGACCGGGCGGACGGGCCTTTGTTCGTGGGTGTCACGGGGGGGCGGGTGACGTACTCGGCGGCCCGGTGGATGCTGACCCGGATCGGCCGGGCCGCGGGGTTGTCGTTGGCGTTGCATCCGCACATGTTGCGGGCGTCGTTCGCGACCATCTCGTTTGATCATGGGGTTGGGCCGGACCGGATCCAGGACGCGATGGGGCACGCGGACCCACGGACGACCCGCCTGTACGACCGGGGCCGAGGGAAGCTCCGGCGGAAGGCAGAGCCGGGGAACGTAGTCGCGAAGTTCGTGATGCCCGACGACGAGGAGGTGGGTCGTGGGTGACCCGCTCCCCGAGGTCGCCGTGACTTACGCCATCGACGTCGGGTGGACGTCGTCGCGGCCCGTCATCCCCGATGAGCATGTCCGGCGGGTCGTCGTGTCGTCGACCGACGGGACGGGCCGGGACGCGACGCTCCTCGCGGCGCAGATGGTCGCGTGCGACCCGCGGTGTGAGATGCCCACCAGCACGACGATCGTGGGGGTGGAGGCGTGACGCCGGCGGACGATCCGATGGCACGGGTCCGGGGTCTGCTCGCGGAGTCTCGGGCGGCGGTCCGTGAGGGGCGGGCGCTCATCGAGCGGGCCGTGGATCTCCGGGGTGAGGCGTTCGCGGCGTTGCCGGTCGGGACGCGGCTCCGGTACGACTCGCAACTCTTGGAGTACGTGGTGGAGCTGCACCGGGACGGATGGCGGCAGGTCACCGGGGATGGCCGCCCGGAAGCGGGTTGGGTGCGGGAGCAGTGGAGCCACAGCAACTGGCGGATCGTCGGGGAGGACGACCTAGGGTGACCTGCTTCGAGGACCGGGGTAGGTGCCCTACGGGGCGGGCGGGATGAGTCCCTTCACGCGGGCCCGGTGGATACGGCCCCGGACCGCGGCTAGGGACACATCTTCCCCGTCGTCGACGAGGGTGCGGTGCACGTAGATGGCCGGGCGACGCGCGGAGTCCCCGCCAGCAGCGACCGCGGCAGCGTGGAGGGACGCGACAACCCGCAGGGCGTCCCCTGGGGTCTGTGGCCGGGACTGGGGTGGCCCCGGCGCGGTGAGCTCGGCGGCGCCTTCCTGGTCGCCTGTGGCGGCGCGTGCGGCTGCGAGGCGGGCGCGTGCGGCTTCCGCTATCTCCCCGGCCCGCAGGCTGCGGAGCGCCGGGTGGTTGACGTCGGCGAGTCCCCCGGGGCCCGGGGTGTTGTCTGCGGTGAAGGTCCGGACGTCGAGGCCGACGAGGGTCACGCGGCCCCGGACCCGCGCGAGGTGGCAGGTCAGCAGGTAGGGGCCGGTCTCGTTGGGCCACCGTAGGGTCACGGGTTTCCCGTCGGGCCCGGGGGTCAACCAGTCGATGTCGTCCACGACGTGCACGGTAGCGGGCAAAGGCACGAGGGCCCCGTGTAGGAGCGCGGGGCCCAAGGCGATGCGGCAAGCCCCGGGGGGCGGATGCGGGGCGCGACCTACGGGCCCCGTCGTCCGGCGGGAACTCCCGTAGGTCACTTCCGGGCCCCACCTCGGTCGGACCCGGCGTCGCGCCGCGGGGGCTCAACCGTCCGGACGGGCCCCACGCGACACTTCCCGCCCCCGGAGGGACGGGCACGCTCGTGACGCTACCGGGTCAGTCGCCCGCCGACCACCCGTACCGGGTCTCGACGCGCCTGTAGGCGTCCCGGATGTCCTCGGGCATCGCCCGGAGGAGGATCGCGTCGGCCTCCCGGTGTGCGTCCTCGGGGTTGCCGGTGTCGATGGCATCGAGGGCGTCCATGATCTGGGCTGGGTGCGCGTACTCGTCGTCCATCTGCCGATGGTAGGCGCGTCCCGGGCCCCGGGGACAGGGCTAGGGCAACCACGGGGCGGCGGGGCCCCGGCCCGGGGTGTGCCGGACGGGGCCCCCACGGTGACGTTCCCGGCGCCGTTCACGAACACCCCGCGGGTGCTCTTGGCGCCGCCTCGGACGGCGGCCGGGTCGGCTGTCGGGTCGTTCTTCCAGATCACCGCGCTGAGCGCCACCTCGGTGACGATCCGGTGGGGTATCGCCGCGAGCACCACCACGTCGTGCTCCGTCGACTGGGTGGCGGTGCAGACGCTGTGACGGGCATCTGCGCGGCGACGCGTCAGCGTTCGCCCCAACCAGATCATCTTCGTCTTGGTCTTCGTGAGGGTTTTCTATAGACGGCCTGTTGCCGCCCGGCCGTTCTCCACTAGTGGATTCCTGCCGGATGGTCTGACCTGCGGTTATGTCTCTGACCTGCATGTTCGTGGTCCCACGTTGGCCCGGGTGTGGCGGTTCGCTAGCGGTTCGCTATCGGTTCGGACCCTAGGCGTTTGACCTGCCACCACTAGGCGGAGCACACTCAGAGTCATCACCACATGCCACAACGAGACCCGCGTAAGGAGGAAAGATGACCGCCTGGCTGAGCAAGCGCCAGACCGCCGAAGCCCTCGGAGTCACCGTCAAGACCCTCGACGAGTGGACCGCCAAGGGCACAGGGCCACCCCGCATCAAGCTCGGGACCACCCGGCAAGCCACCGTCCGCTACGACCCCGAGGCGGTGCGCGAGTGGATGCGCCAACACGCCGTCTGAACGGCGAAGAGCACGGCGCCGGGCTCTTCGCCGTTTAGCTACGGCCGTTTCGGAGGGCGTCCGTTCGGGTGACGTGCCGTCGTGTCGCCACCCCCACAGCGGCCCCGGGGCCGCACGCTAGTGGTGTGGGGGCCGGATCCCGTTGGCGCGCCCGGCCCCCACGCCGACCATGATGCCCCCGGGAACGACAGGACAGGCCCCTCCCCCGCCCCGAAGGGCAAGGGAGGGGCCTGTCTGTGTGGTCCCGCAGATCGACGCTCGTGCCGAGAGGGTCAGGCAGTGAACCCGGCGTTGAGTTCGTCGCGGACGACAGTCGCCGGCGGATCCGCGAAGGCGTGGACGATCGCCGTCACACCCGACGCGAGGGCCGCCACGACGATCGCCCGGGCATCCGCGTGCAACAGGTCGAACCCCTCGGCGGTCAACGCGGCACCGATCGATGCGGCGACCGCACTGATCGCCCGGTACCCGTACTGGATGATCAGGGGCGAGTCGGGGCCGGGGGCGACCCGGGCGACCCGGAGCACGATCACGGAGAGGGTCGCGACCCCGAATGCGGTGAGCGTCGCGAGAGCGGACCCGCCGTCGAGGCGACCGTCGGCGCCGACGAGAACCAGGAATGGCAGGAGGATCTGGAGGTTCTGCCGGAACGCGCCCTCCACGACGGCGGCCCACCAGGCGCGGGTCGCGAGGGGCCCGAATCGGGCTGCGGGAACGGGGGCGGTCATGACGACTCCTTCGGGTGGTGGATCGTGGGCATCGGGGGCGGCGCGGGTGCGTCGATCCCGTTGGCGTGGAGGAGGTCCGTGACGGTCTCGTGCCACGTCTTGTCTCGGGCCAGGTACAACGTGACGTCGTCGCGGAACGACGCGAGTCCAGCGACGTCCTTGCGGAGTTCGCTGATCTCCGCGGACTGCGCTTTGATCCATTCCTGGGCGTCCCGCTGGATCTGCGACCGGAGACCCGCGTTCGTCCTCCACGCGGTCCCGAGGACACCGATGACGCCACCGAAGACGGTGGCGATGGTGGAGATGACAGCGACGGTGCCGCTGCCCGTGGTCTGCGCGGCCTCCCCCGCGATGAGCCCCGCGGGCATGGTCGCTGCGGCGACGATGACGGTGAGGCCCGCGACGGGACTCACGTCGACCCCCAGGACCCGCAGGTGCGGTGACGGGCGGGGGGTCCCGATCGGTGGTGGCGTGGCATGCGCCCGGGGTGGATCATGTGGTGTCCTGTCGGCTGGGCGCCGTCCCCCCGGACGACGGTCGTCGGCTGTGGTTCGGCCGTGGCGCTCGACCGCATGCTGTGGTGCTGCTGTGGGCACGTCCGGGCCCCTCAGAGGTGCCGGTTGATGTACCGCTGGAGGGCCCGGACCGTGAGAGGGCCGATGGCGCCGTCGGGCTTCGCGCCGACGCGCCGCTGGAGGGCCTTCCGGTCCGCGGCGTCCCAGGTGCCGTCCTGGCGGCGGGACAGCCACCGCTCGACGTCGCGGCGGAAGTCACGGTCGATGCGCCCGTCGACGGGGGTGTCCCGGAGGACGACCTGGAGACCGGACGTGGTCGCCTTGCCCCAGATGCCGTCGACGATGAGGGGGCGGACGGGGCGGGTCGACCGGGACACGGACCGGGGGGCGGGGCGGACCACGGTCTCCCGGGTGTACGCGGGGTACGCGTAGACGACCACGAGGGACGTCGGGCGGACCCGCCGATAGACCCCGCCGCCGTCGGCTTGCGACCCCCGGACCCCCGAGCTGGTGTTGCCTTCGATGGTGGTGATGGTCCCGTTGGCGTGGACCTTCTCCACGAGTCCGACGTGCTGGATCCGGTGGACGGTGTCCGGGAAGTCGAAGAACGCGATGGCCCCACGGTGGGGCGTCGTCCCCCACCGGGCCGTGCCCTGCTGCATGTAGTGGCGGGCCATCGCGGGGGTGTACGCGATGGCCGGGATCAGGGTGTCCCCACCGGACGTGCGGTGCCCGCACCACCACAGGAACATGGCGCACCAGGGCGCGTTGTCCAGCCCGTAGGCCTTGCCGTACTTGCTCGCGTTGTTCCTGCCCTCGATGTACCCGAGTTCGGCGCGGGCGACGTTGAGGAGAGCGGTCACAGTCGTCATGGGTCAGTCCTCCTGGACGGCGGGGTCAGCGAGGGCCGCATCGGCGTCGGAGTCGGCGACGTCGGCCTCCTCGAACCCGGGCTCCTGGTCGGCCGGCGTCTCGTCGTCGGGGCCGGTCGTTTCGACCGGCGGGGGGACGGTCGTCGGGTCGGCGTTGGCGATGAGCGCGAGGAGTTCCGCGGGGATTTCGGGCATGACGGTGTGCCCCTTCCTTCGGGGTTGGGGTGGGGGTGGTGGGTCAGGCGGTGTAGGCGACCCAGCGCATCTGGAGGCGTGCTTCGACGAGGGTCCTGGTGGCGCCCGATGACTGTTCGACGAACACTTCGACGTAGTCGTTGGTCACGAATTCGCGTTCGATGACGAAGTTTGTTGCTACGAACGCGGTTGCGGTGCCTGTGACTGACACGTTCAGTGGCACGTAGTTGTAGATCGAGGTGCCGCCGGTGCCGGAGCTTCCGGCGTTGGCGCGGGTGTTGATGTTCAGGAGGCTGTAGTTCGCCGCCGCCATGATCACCGATGTGGTGATGACATACAGGCCCGGCGTCTTCACCGTGAGACGAGTCGGGGTCCCCGCAGACCACATCGAGTCCGTGTCCCACCCCAGGCTGGAGAACGTGATGACGGACTTCACGGTGTTCGCGAAACTCCCCGACGCCGACGAGATGAACCCCCGCGGCGGGTCGAGAGCGAACGCAAGCTGCGCCGCGGTGACAACGGCACCATCACTGAACGTCGGTGGAGTCGCCAACGGTCCTCCTCGATGCGGGGGCGGCTAGAACACGGCGATGGTCGTTGACCCGAGAACCCCATAGGTGGCGTCCCCGAGGATCCATGCCTGCGCCGGTTCGATCGGCACGAGCTGGAACTTCGTTTTCCACACACCGGGGCCGGTTTCGTGGGCGCGGTGCAGGATGTAGAAGTTGTTGGTCATCGTGAAGGCGCGGGTCCGTCGCTTCACGGCCACCCGGTCCCCGAACTTCAACCCGAGAGCGACCGGCCACAGAGACGGGTTCGCCGCAGGGTTGATCTCGATTTCGGTGACCCGCAACGCCGGCTGCTTGTACTTGGCCAGCAGGTGGTCCCGGTACCGGGTGACGTCCTGCTCGCGGTCAAGGGTCGTCGCCCGTTGCAGCGACGACCGGAAGAACGACAGTGCGGACGCGGCGTCGCTAGCGGCACCGGAAGTGATTTCCCCGTACCCCGTGACCTCGATGTCGTTGTACACGAACGACGGGTCGAAGTCGTACCCGATGCCCCCGCTGTACGGCACTTCCCCGACGGTCGTGTCTTCCCCGAACGTCACTTTCGGTGCCGTCTGAAGCTGGAACGACTCGCGGGTGATGAGGGTCAGGTCCCCGTCGGGGTGACACACCACGTGCCCGCTCTCCGCGACCGCCACCTCACCGACGATCTCGGCGACGGTGCGGCCTGCGAGCCCCACGGTGGGGCCCATCACGTCCGCGCCATCCGAGGTGATGGCTTGGGGGCCAAGCCAGTTCGCCCACGCGAGGACCCGGCGGAGACGTTCCCCAGGGAGGTCCCGGAGGTGGCCGTGCGCGGCGGACGCCGCGTGGTCCGCGATCCGCTGCGCACTGAGTTCCGCCCAGTACCAGGACACCCACGCGACTTGCCCCGAGAACGGTGGGCCCGTGAACCCGTAGTAGGCGCCCCCCACGAACATCGTGTACGGCAGGTAGGAGGAGCCCCCGAGGAACGCGCCCACGTGCTGCGCGACCTGCACGCCATCGACGAACAGAGTGGACGTCTTCGTCGTCGACCCGGTCTGCGTCCACACCACGTGATGCCAGTCGTCGTTCGTGTACGACGCACTCGACGTGATCGTGTAGAAGAACGTGGGGGTCCCGTTGTTGTTGACCTGCCGGGCGAACACCTGCCCCAGCGCATTCACCCCGATCTGCAAGGGCTGCGCCGACGAGGGAGCGAACGCGTCCGCGATGACCTCCACGGCACCCGGTGGCCCGGCGGCCCGCCGGAACCACAACTCCACGGTCGCCGCGAACCCCGCGGCGAGTGGCACCGCCCCCGTGATCCGGAACATCGTGTAGTCCGTCGGGGAGTCCGGCGTGAACGACACGCAGGTCCCTCCGTCGACCGACGGTGACCCGGGCGTCCCGAGGGCCGGGGCCGTCCGGCCGTCCTCGTTGGCCCACTGCGAGGACCGCGTGACAGGCGTCCACGGGGCAGGCCGCGGGACCCGCCCCCCGTTGTCCCCGAACGTGAACGTGACTTTCGGGGAGTCCGCGGAGATGTCCTCCGACAGGCAGTCCATGAGTTCCACGCGGGGCAGGACCGCCAACGAGTCGACGCACGTCAACGTGGCCTTACCGAGGTAGCCGGCGGCTTCCCAGCCGATCGGGTACCGCTCGATGTGCCCGGCGAACAGGGGGTAGATGACCGGGCCCGTCGTGGTGAACGTGGATGCGGTCGGCCCGAGGTCGATCTGCACGGAGTCAACCCACACCTGCTGGCCGCTCGTGTTGGTGTCGGGGTAGACCTGGATCGTGGACCACACGGCGTCCGCGGTCCACGTGACCGTGACCCGCTGCCACGTGGAGTTGCTGGTGGGGCTGACGACAGCCGAAGACCCGAGTTGGACGCGCATCCGCGGGACGCCGGTCGCTGCCCACACGTACAGGGACAGGGTGTACTGCTCCCCGATGGTGAACGGGCCCTGCGATGGCGCGGACACGAGACTGATGGTGTTCGTGCCGCCGTTCGCGGCGGTCGGCCACGTGATGAGCATCGACCGTGTCCCGGTATGCGCGCGGACCGTTGACGATGCGCGGGTGGGTGGCGTCGACCCTGACGCGACCCATTCCCCGAGGCCGCCACCTTCGAATGTGGACGTGTCCGTGGACTGCCCCCACTGGGTGGCGTTCGCCGCGTTGAGGAGGTTCCCGGGTGTCGTCGGCCAGGTCGCGGTACCCATGATCCGCCGGTACGGGAGGAGCCGGTTGCCCGCGCTGTTGAACGGTGACGCGGTGTTCGCGGGGTTCAGTGCTTCGTCGTCGTTGAGGAGCGCGAGTTCGCATTCCCCGGCCTCGATGGTGTTGAGCTCGTACTGGCCGCCGTACCCGGCGCGGAACCCCAGGACGCGCCCGTTGAGGCTCGACCAGGTGTTGCTGCCGGCGAGGGTGGTGTTCGGGTCGGCGGAGAACAGGGCATGCCAGCCCTCGATGGGCCAGTTCGCGTTCGGCATGCCCCGCCCCTTCCTCTTTGTCGGTGCTTGGTCAGGCGGGGGTCTTCGCGGACAGCCCGTTCGTCCCGTTGCGTTGCTCCCGCCGCAGGCTCCGGGTCTGCACGTTCCGTTGGATCTCCCGGCCGTCGAGGTGCACGACGACCGTCACGGTCTCCGCACCGGACGTCCCGCCCTGGGTCATCACCGCGGCCTGCCCCGGGGTCATCCCCCGGACCGCGGACCGCCCGCCCCGGGGGGTCGCCGCAGCGACCATCCCGTTGACCGCGGCGACCGCTGTCCCGGTGTGCCGCAGGACACCAGCCGCGACCCCCTCGGGGATCATCCGGCCAACCTCGTCGGCCATCACCCCGGACGGCGACTTGATCCGCAGCGCCCGCTTCACGGCGATCACCAGGGACTTCGCGAGAGCCGCCATCTCCCGGGCAAGGTTCGCCCGCTGAGACTGGAGACCCTTCAGGATGCCCTGCGCGGCCTGGATCCCCGAGTTGTACATCTCCCCGGCCCACCCAGCACCGAGGCGGCCCGCGCCCGTCGCCAGCGAAGCGGCCTGCTTGTTGATGTTCTTCAGGACCCCGCCGTCCGCGTTCCGCAGCGACCCGACGAGATCCCCGGCCTGCTCGACACCCGCCGCCGCGAACTGCGACAGGATCGTCTTCGACACGCCCCGCTTCTTCAACGCATTGAGGTTCCGGCGGAACGCCGCGAGTTGCTTCGCCCTGTCCTCCAGCACCTTCGCGTAATCCGACGCGAGGTTCCCCGTCCCTCCGGGCTGCCCCTTCTCCGGGATCGCCCCGATCAGGGACGCCGCACCCCCGTAGTTCGCGGCAGCCGTCGACTGCGCGTACTGGGCCCGGGCCTGCCCAAGTGCCTGCACCCGCGCCTGCTGCGCCTGGATCCGCGCGTCGATCGCCTTCAACGCATTGAACTTCGGAAGGTAGCTGGATGCGATGTCCTGCACCCGGGTCCGGGTCGCCGTCGACACCCTCATCGACGCGATCCGATTCGAGAACGCCCGCAGGTAGCGGAACACGACAGGTGCCTGCTGCTCCATGCCCCGCTGGATGCCCGTGAAGATGGACGTCCCGAGGCGGGCCATCCGCCGCGACGGAGACCGAATCTCCAGCACCTTCGCGGTCGTCGCAGGAATCAGACCAGCCATCGCCGCAGCAGCCGACGTCAGGGACGACTTGCCGGCGCCCATGCCGGACGCGAGGCCCGCCGCGGCGGACGCCCCGAGGCCCTGCATGTCGCCGACGCCGCCGCCCTTCGCCATGACCGCGGAAGCACCGGTCCGGTACACGGCGGACCCACGCGGGAGGTCCACGAGTTCTGGGCCGTGCTCACCGACCCAGGACGGGCCACCCCGCCAGTGCTGCGTGCCCGTCGCGTTGTACCCGTACTGGCGGGACGATCCCGCTTTCCCAACCGTGCCAACGGATCGCACGTTGATGGTGACGGTCTTGCCCTTGATGGCGTCGATGTTCGCCTGGATGTCCCGGGCGCTGTCCCGCGCGGCGGTCGCGGCGTCCCGCATGCTCGCGGCGAGGTTCTTGTCGAACACCCCGACTGCGCCCGCGACGCCATCGAGCATCGACGCGACGACCCCCAGGAGGCGCCGCAGGATGCCCCCGACGGTGCTGGCGACGACCTCGAACGTCTTGTCGATGACCCGGACGACCCCGAGGAACAGGCGGATCCCCGCGCCCATCGCGGCGAGCTCGGCGCCGAGGAACTGCCCGAAGGCCTTCACGAGAGGCTTCGCGCCCTCCCATGCGGCTGCGATCGTGGGCCCGATCTCATCCCACGTCGCCTTCATCTCGGGCCACACCTGATCCCACTGGGATTTGATCAGCCCCATGGTGGAGGAGAACCCCTCCTTGAACGCGGACCAGTTCTCCTTCGACGCCTGAACGATCCGCTGGACCGTCGGGTCCTGCTCGACCTTCGCCCACGTCTGCTTCCACCAGCCGCCCGCGTCACCGAGTTTCGCCTTCACGGTGTCCCAGTTGTTCGCGAGGAGAGTGAACGCGCCGATCGCTATGGCGATGGGGTTGCCGGTCGCGACACCGATAGCGAGACCGAGCGCAGCGAACGCGTCAGCGAACTGCTTGACCTTCTCACGGTTGTCGGCCATCCACGTCACGGCATCCTTGACGACCCGGATCTTGTCGCCGACGAACGCGAGGGCGTCCCCGGCAGTCTTCAGGCCGTTCGTGATGTCCTGCGCGGACTTGGAGTCCGCCCACTTCTTGAACTTGTCCGCGAGCCGCCCGACCGCCTCACCGGCCTTCTTGAACCGGTCCGCGATGTCCCCACGGTTCGCGAGATCCCCGAGGGCTTCCACGGCCCGCTCCACCGCCGGGGCGGCAGCCTTGAACGCGTCAGCGGCACCCTTCGCGGTGTCCCGGATGAGCTTGATACCGGGAGCACTGTTCACCCACTTGCCGAGGGCGAGACCGGTGGTGTTCGACGTCCGCGCGATGCTGTCGATGCTGGCGGCGATCGCCGGCATGTTGAGACGGCTGAAGTCGAGACCGACCTGACGGAACCCCCGGGACCCGATCTCCTCCGCGCGTTTCTGTGCCCGCTCGAAGGCCTTCGCGACGGGCTCAAGGTCTTCGGTGATGCCCTTCGCGACAGACTTCACCGTCGAAGAGATCAGTTTGAAGCCGCCGATGAGGGACGGGACGAACGCGACGAGCGGCCCGAGGGAAGCGATCCCCTTCGCCAACGCCACGATCTTCGTTGCGGCGATGCCCGCACTCATCGCGAGGAGACCCACCGACGACGCAGCGATCCCGATGTACGGCAACGCTGTCTTGAGTGCGCTCGTGATCTGCCCCAGCGCGGCGCCCCCGACCCGACCGAGGAGCCTGTACCCCGCGACGTGCGCGTTGATGAGGCCCCGCACAGGCCCCATCCGGGCATACGCGGTCTTCATCTGCGTGGACGTCTTCTCCGCGAACTCCCGCGCGGCCTGCGCGACAGTCCCCTTGAGGCCCGCACGCATCTGCGTCGCCACAGCGGGCGCGATGTTCCGGCCGATCGCCTCACCGGTCTGAGCGCCGACCTTCTTCCCCTCGGCCTCCATGCGCCTGCCGCCCGCGTTGACCTCGTCCGCGGCGCCCTTCATCGCGGCAGCGGTCGCGGCCCGGAACTTCGCGAGCTCCGCGTAGGCGTCACGAGCGTTCGCCTTGATCTGGAGCACGACGGGCGGCAGGTAGTTGCTCACGGCGCGGCCCCTCCCGGGTGTCAGTTCGTGGCGCCCAGGACGGGCAGGCAGAGGGGGTGTGCGTGGCTACCTGGCGACGGCCCGGGCCCACCGCTTCACGGCGACCGCCTGGAGCCGCTTGTGGGAGTCGTCCGCTGCGGGCTTGAGGTAGGGGAACGGGCGGGTCCGCTGGTGCCCCCGGCCGCCCCCACCGCCGGGGTAACCGAGTTCGATGCGGCGCCCGTAGACGGTGGTCGGGCCCGTCTCGCCCTCCCACGACGCGACCCCGGCGCGTCGGGCGGGGGTCGACCTGATGGACCGCCGCAGGTTGCCCGTCACGATGTTCGGCTTGTTGCCGCCGACGTGCGGGTACCCCGGAGGGTGCGACCCCTCGAAGTTGCCTTTCGCGGCCCGCTCCACGACCGCCAGGCCCTCAGCGACAATCCCGCGGCCCGCGCCGTCGATACGGCGTTGCATCGCCGCGACCGCCCGGGAGAACGCCTCCAGGCCTTCGACCTCACCCCGGAACCGCACGCCGACCTCCCCCGGGGGCTACTTGCTGGCGTCCTGTGCTTTGCGGCGTCCCCGCTCGACAACGGCGTCAATCTCCAGGAGCCAGCGGATGACCCGGGGGTCCTCATCGAGGTACGCGTTGTGCGTGTACCCGGGGAACGCCGCGAGGAACTGGTACTCCGTCCACCACGCGTGGGTGACGGGGTCGAGGCGGGACGCGTTGATGGTGCCGTCTGCCCCCAGCGCGTCCTTCAGGCGCCGGAGGCCCCAGTAGGGGACGTGCGGTCCTCGATGCCGTCGACCGTGTACGGGTCGATGACGTGCGGGCCGGGCGCCGGGAGCGCGGCCACGGGGGTGGACTCACCAGGCGCCGGGACCACCACGGGCGGTTCCGGGGCAGGGGCGGGTTCCATGCCGGGCGACCCGAGGAGTGCGGCGCCGATGTCCTTCGTTGCTTCCTGGAGGGCGTCGTACAGGTGCGGGGGGAGGTCCATCATGGCGTCCGCGTTGGCGGGGATCGGCTGGTCGATCGTCCACGACAGGAGGCACGCGGCGACGACCCGGTCACCCAACGACATGAACGTGTCGGCTTCCCGTTGGGTGAACGCCAGTTCCGGGTCAGCGATGAGCCCTTCGATGGTGTCGTCGTCCGACGCGATGATCTGCGCGAACCGCTGCGGGTTCATCTGCATCATGAGGGTCCGGACGGGGCGGCGGTGCCGTTCGGTGATCTCGTGGACCTCGCGGAGCGTCGCGTGGGCGGGCGGGTCCGAGGGGTTCCATCCGGGGATGGTGACGACGGTCGGCATGGGGGTGTCCGTTCCTGTTGGGGGCTAACGGTTCTCGTGCGGGTGGTGCTGTGGTGCACGGGTGGGGTGCCGGGCCACGGCACCCCACCCGGCGTCCTGCTACAGGGGGGTCGAGGCGGTGTTCGCGAGGATGAACCGCATCGGGGACTGCCCACCACCCACGGCGTCCGTGGAGTTCGCGAGGGCCTCCCACTTCGCCTCGATCTCCAGGAACTTCCCGGCCGCACCGTTGATCGATGCCTCGTCGTAGGCGACGACGGACATCTGCCACCGCGCGTAGTGGGTGGCGTCCCCGACGGGGTTGACCTGGACCAGCAGCACGGGCTGCGTGTTCACGAGGTAGTTCTGGAGGTCGAGGGGGGCGCCGGTGTGGCCCTGGTAGACGCCGGTCAGTTCGCCGGTGACGGTGATGGGGCCGACGAAGATGGCGTAGGGGGCCTGGGTGCCGTCGGCGGTGTGGATCGGTTGCGTCTCCCGCTTCACCGTGATCTTCACGGAGGAGTAGACGAGCGCCGCCGACCCACCGAGGGTGACCGTCGTGTTCCAGCCCGCCCACGGACGCAGCGTCGTCGGCGTGTTCGTCGGGACCGACCCCAGCTTGACCGCGGGCATCCCCATCCACTGGTAGGAGCCCGTGGGGGCACCCTCCGCGGGGATATCGAACTCGCCCTGGACGAGCTGTGAGGCGGCCATCTGCCAGCACTCGGACCCGTTGTAGAGGAACAGGGTGTACGACGGGGGCTGCGCGTCACCGGTGTTCTTCAGGCTGAACGCGTGGGACCAGGGGTCCGCGCTGCCCGTGACGGTGTCGACGCCCCCCAGCAGGTTCCGGACGTGCGTCACGAGCGAGTCGAGGTAGAAGTACGCCTTGTAGTCGATCGTGTCGTGGCGGACACCCTGCACCTGCTGGAACGTCGCCGCCATGCTCCCCCGCATGGCGTCGTCCTTGAGCATCGTCTGGACCGGGGTCCACTTCGGGTCGAGGACAGGCACCCAGATGGTGGGGGCGGCCTCTGCGGTGCCGGGGACGGTCTCTCGCGCGAGCCCGACCCACGTCAGATTGCTGGGGAACACGGCCATTGCTGTCTCCTACGGAGGGTGCGGGTTTCGGGCTGCGGGGGTGCTAGTGGGTCAGGCGGCGTCGGGCGCGGGCGGGGTGTCGCTGGCCGCATCAGCGGTGGGGCGCCGGCGGGTCGACCGCGGGACCTGCGCGGGCACCGGGGCGGCCTCCACGGGCTCACTCGCGTCGTCCGCGGCGTCGGCGGTGGTGTCCTCGGCTGCGGGCGCGGCGCGGTGCGTGCTGCCCGCCAGGAACGCGTGGAAGAACGGCAGCGGCTCGTCGGTGACGAGGACGTCCCCGGGGCGCAGGACGACCGTCGATCCCAGGTCGGCGGGCACGTCGTCGCCGTCGCGGACGACCCGGACGCCGGGGCCGTGCGACAGGTCGGAGAACACGCGCTCTTCGGTGTCGGTGTACGGGTACTCAGGCATGGCAGAGGAACCGCCCTCTCGCGGTAGACGGGTCTGGGGAATGTGCAGGGTCGGCGGGAACCCCGCCGGAAACTCAGGTGGTGACCATCTCCGTCACCTCGAACTCCAGAGCGGCCCACACCACGACCTGCCCCGAATCCTCATGCGGCGCATCGACCTGCACCCGGACGTCCTGCTCACCCTCACCGGCCTGCCAGATCGGCCCCGACGACCCGCACCCGAACGTCCGGTCACCCCGGATCCGCTCCACCAGGTCATCGATCAGGCCGTCGAACGCGTCAGTCCACCCGTCGGTCACGTTGTCCGGGCCGTGGTCGGTGTACCGCCACCGGAAGAACACGACCAGCGCGCACTGGTAGTCGACCCTCTTGATGCCACCGTGCTCCCCGCCCATCGCGACCCGCGACTCCACGCGGTCGTTGAGGTGCACGTAGGACCCGGCGCCCCACCCGGAGTCGACACCGATCGCCCAGTCCGTGTCGACGATCGTCACCGGGAGCCCCCGGTACACCGTCGACAGGCCCGGGATGGCGGGCGGCGCCAGGTACGCGGCGATCGCTGCACGGACCCCCTTGGAGCCCATCAGCGGACCCGCGCGAACGGGCGGAGCATCTCCCGGACGTCCGCCATCTCGTCGAGGTTCAGGGCGTTCCCCGGGGTCTTCGTTTCCGGCTGGGACCGCATGCCGCCCATGACGATCGCTGACGCGGACCGGGTCTTGATGAGCGCGGACGTCGTCAGTACGGCGGCCTGCTTGATGACCGGCGGCAGCCCGGACACGCTGATCCCCACCGTGTCATGCGCGTACTGCAAGGGGCCCGTGAGTGGGACCGTCAGCGACCCGAAGGTGTACCCCGCGGCGACAGTCACGGTCTCCGTGGAGTTGTTGTCGTACAACGTGATCCGTGAAACGCCAGGGACGAGACCCGTCCCGTCCGTGACACTGATCTGCGTGGCGCCCGCGGCTGCGGGCGCGGCGAGGGTCGTGTTCGGCCACCCGTTGACGTACTCCCACTGGCAGTACGCCTCACCGCCGGGCCGGACGATCCCACCGAACTCGATGGGCCCCGTCCACGCCCGGGCCCCGATCAGAGGGACCACGAACGCGGCGTCCTCCACCCACACCCGGGACAGGTCCGTGACCGGGGTGACCGCGGAACCCGCCGCGCCGTAAGAGAATCCGGTGACGGCGACGATCGGCGAGTACCGGCAGTGGATCCGGAGCAGCCCGTCCCGGCCGACCCTGAACCTGCCCGACTCCGTGTCGACCGTCGCCGACAACACCTGGTTGCAGAGCTGGTCGATCCACGACGACGCCCGCCCGATGATGTTCACGAGTTCCGTCGCGGACGCGGCGGCGTCACCGGGGACGAGCGCGGACGCGTCGACCCCGGACGGGGCCCGCCGGTACTCCTCGGCCGTGAGGTACGGCCGGGACACCTGCGGGGCCGACGCGGACAGTGCGTAGGTCGCGGTCACCGGGGGCCCCCTTCTCGGGACGACAGGCGGGTCAGGCTGCGGTGTTGGCGCGGCAGCGGGAGCAGTCCTTGAACCACGACCGGAACCCGCACCGCCCGCACGTGTGACCCCCGGCCTTCGCGACGCCACCGAGGGACGCCGGGAAGTACCCCGCGTCCCGCAACGCCTGCTCGTGCGCGGGATGCGCGTCGAAGATCCGGCCCCGGTAGCGGGTCGCGTCGACCTGCGTCTCGATCGCACCCCGGTCCGGGGCAACCCACCGGCGGCCCATCAGGCGAGACGCTTCCCGACGATCCCCGTGGCGGGGTCGACCGCCCACTCGGTGCCGTCGCCGAACGAGACGCACTCGGCGCCGACACAGACGAACTCGCCCGTGTGGTCGCCCTGCACGCGGGGCACCTCCGGGGCCTGCGGCTCGGGGTCGGGTCCACCCTGGGATGCGGTGGCGGCGGCGTCGGCCGGCGGGAGGTTGGCGTCGGCGGTGTCGATGACGCCGAGCGCTGCGGCGGCGGACGTCACGGCCGGGTCGGCGTCCGGGTCGGTGGCGTCCGCGGGGTCGGTCGTCGCGGTGTCCGGGGTGGTCTCGGAGTCCACGGCGTCGGCGTCGGTGGGGACGCTGGTGGTGTCGGTGGCCTGCTCGGTGGCCAGCGCCTCAGCGGCGGCCTTCTCGGCGGCGATGGTCGCGGCACTCTTGCGGGGCATCAGGGGGGCTCCTCGATTCGGTGCGGGGGTGGGACGGTGGAAGTCGTTGCGTGGCATGGGTGACGCGGGCACCCCACCCCCAAGGAAGGCCACCCGCGCCACCCGCCCACACGCGCGCCGCCCCCGATCGGGGGCGAGGGCGGCGCGCGCGAGACCATGCCGGGACCCGTTACAGTGCAACGGGTCCCGGCCAGATCACTTCCGGACGATCCCGGACAGGCACCCGTTCCACGCCGGGGCGTAGCACAGGAACGTCCCGAACCAATACGACGACACGTCGTAGGAGTGCTGGAGCACCGGCCACTGCACGGCCATGTAGTCCTGCACGTTCACGACGGACCAGACGTCCGACACCTCGGTGTCCGGGATCGGCAGCGTGAGGCTGAGGATCGGGGACACGCCCTGCGGGAGCCAGGGGTGGACCATCAGGTCCACCATCTTCCCCGTCACGGCGTTCTGGACGCCGCTGATGAGGGTGCCGACGGTGGCCTGCTGCGCCTGGTCCGAGGTGAGCGCGATCCGGTACCCGGACGAGTTCGCGTTCAGCTTGATGGTGTCGGAGAGCTGCTTCCGGTCCCCACCGTTGAGGAGGATGAGGTCCGGGTCGGCCTTCACGCTGTCGTACATCGACGCGAACGCGACGTTGTACTCGTCCGCCGGGTTGCTGCTGAACGTGGTCCCGAGGTTCCGGCGGTAGCCCGACTGCGAGCCGAGAGCGATCGTCAGGATGCCGTCGTAGTCGAGGGCCGACGAGTCGTTCGCGACGGTGGGCGGGTTGGAACCCGAGTTCGGGAGACCGCCCGTGCCACCACCGTTGAAGTTGATCGTGACAGCGCCGTCCTGGCCGCTGGCGATCGCGAGGGTCGCAGCCTGGTTGTCCGGGTTCGGGGTCCGGGCCGCGGTGCCGCTGGAGATGGTGAGGGTGGCGGGGAACACCGACGCAGCGGCGTTCACTGAGCCCGCGTACACCTTGTACCCGACGGCGCCCTGGACGGCGGCGGCGAGCTGGACGTCCACGACGCGGCCCGTGACCGCCGACAGGCCCGTGCTGGTGGCGGTCCCGGACACCGTCTCACCGAACACGGTCGCCGCGGTCACGTACACGAACAGGTTGGCGATGTTCGCGGTGTTGCCCTGCTCGCCCGCGCCCGCGACGCGGACCGTGAGGGTCGGGGTACCCGGCGTCGACAGGGCGCCCGCGAACCCGGACGCGGTGCCCCGGCCACCGAGGAGCAGACGCTCCTCGGTCAGCATCGACGAGTACAGGAGGCTGGTCTGCGAGAGCTGCCGGATGTCCTCGAAGCCCTGCCCGGCGTACTGCGCCGACCACGGCACCGAGTCCGACAAGCCGAACTGGAGGTACGGGACGGCGGCCTCGTCGCCCGCGTACGAGATCTTCGGTCCGCGGTTCATCGTCAGCGAACCGAACGTGGCCGTGCTGGAGTCGGTGATGCCGGGGCGGATGACACCCACACCACCGGTGCCGCTGCCGGTGAACCCGGTGATCCGCTTGTAGCGGCGGGCCGTACCGGTCCCCTTTTTCCGCGAGATCATGTTGCGGAGCGGCGTCGGCCGCGGAGCGAGGACCTTCGCGCCCTGCTCCAGGTCGAACGCCACGTACCCGGTGGACAGCGGCGACGTGAGGGTCAGATCCTTCACGATGTCCGCCTGCTGCGCCGCCAGCGTCGCCTTCAGGCTGGAGATCGTGTCCGCGGACACGCCACCGACACCCTTGTTCAGGGTGCCCTCCAGCGACTCCAGGCCCTTCACGACGTCCGCGAGGGTGTCGACGGGGGTCGCCGGGGGCGCCTCGAACCCGGGCAGCTCCGGCGACCAGCCCGTCTTCGTGCTCGGGGCCGTGTCGAGGGCCTTCTTCAGGGTCTCCAGCCGGGTGACGACCTCGGCCGGGTCGTTGGTGCCGAATGCGGACTTCAGGTCCACGGTTGCACTCACAGTGCTCACGTCCTTCCATGACGTGGGGCACACCAAGACGGCCGGGCGCCCCGGACGTGGCGGGGGCCTCTCGTGGCGTGCGGGATGGGGTACAGCAGGAGAGAGGTTGAGGACCAGACCCCGGCGGGGTCAGCCCTCGGCGGTCAGCGCCGCGGCCTGCGCCTCACACTCATCGGCGCGCCGCTCGTACTCCGCCGCCAGATCCGGGGTCAGGCCACTCCTCGCGGCCCGCCGGAACCCGGCAGCCTTCGTCCGCAGCACGTCGCCCTCACGGGACGACCGCAGCGCTGCGACCGGGCGGGTCCTCACGGGCCCACCGGGTGCCGCCGCCTTCGCCAACTGCTCCACACGCGCCTTCAGGTCCGCGTTCTCCGCCGTCAATGCCTCGACGGCCTTCTGGAGGACAGCGGGCCCGGAGGCCTCCGCGTCTGGTGCCTGCACGGTCTCGGGCTGGTCGGCCTTGCTGATGGTGCTACCCGCCACGAGGGCGGGAGTCTCGATGGACACCGGGGCGTCCGAGGTGACGGCCTTCCCGGCCGATTCGGCGGTGGTGGTGTCGTGGGTGCAGGCGTCGCAGCAGCCACACCCCGAGGACTTCACCGAGACCACGCCACCCGACAGGTCATCGTCCGGGCCACCCACCAGCACGCTGGCGACAGCCTCCGCGGCCTCGACCGTCTGGTCCACCGCACCCACCTCACGGGGCGGCGGCGCCTCCCCATTCAGCGCCTCGCACCGCCACCAGCAGAGGAAGACGTCGAGGGAGTCGAGGAGCATCCGCATGTCCTGCGTCTCGTCGTCACCGTTGAGTGCCTCCGTGGCCTCCGCGATGATCAGCGACAGGAGACCGTTCCGCACCGAGCGGAGCGCCCCCACGTCATGCGTGACGCCGTCGCCCTTCACGAGGTCCGGGACCGCCCGGCCACGCGCCGACAGGTGCGCGACCACAGCCGCCACGTCACCCTTCACGGCCGGGGCGGCGACGGGTGCGGCGGCCGGGATGGTGCCCGCGGCCTTCAGCAGGTCCGCGACCCGCGCCGCGAGGACGTCGAGGTCCAGGGCCGGGGCGTCCGGCGTGACCGCCTTCACCGCAGGCTCCACGGGCGCCTCCGCGACCGGCACGGCGACCGGTGCGACCTCCGGGACCGGGACCGCATCCACGGGCGGCACGACAGCCGCCAGGGCCGCCCGCCGCGCGAGTTCATCCGCCGGCGACAGGACCGACTCACCCGGCCGCACCATCGGCACGTCCGGCGCGGGCTCCACGACCGGGATGTCCCCCGGTGCGCCCGGGGTGGCGGCGTCACCGCCCCCTTCCCCAGCGGCAGCGACGTCACCGCCCACGGGCGCACCGGAGACCGTGCCCGCCTCGACAGCCACGGGGGCGTCGGCAGCGGGAACCTCAGGGGCGGCCTCGGCGACCTCGGCCGGGCTGTCCGGGACGGCGACGTCCGCGAGATCCTCGGCGGTGAGGGTCTTCACGAGGTCCGCGCCCTCGGCCTTCTCCTCGAACTCCTCGACACGGACGAGACGTGTCTGCGGGTCGAAGTCGCCGGTGCGGACCTTCGTACCTGGCTTCGCGGACTTCGCGAGGGTGAGGAGGCACGTCGGGTTCGCGGGCCGGTCCACGAGACTGACCTCCACGATCTGGCCGTCCACGATCCGGCCACCGGGCGCCGCCTTGTCCGTCGCGATCCGCGGGTTCCTGATGCCGATGCTGAATCCCTTCAGCACCTTCGCCTTCACCTTGGCGATCGACCCCGTGTCGACGATGTGCGCGGTGATGACGTGCCGGTCACCCTCGTCCTGCTTGTACTCCGTCGCGACACCCGCCGCGATGTTGGAATGCTGCTCCCGGACGTTTCCGAACGAGAACCACGCGGGCATCGCGGTCTTCAGCCAGGCGGGGTCGCAGACCTGCTGATCGACATCGAGCGTCGGGTCGGTCGCGATGCCGGTCACGAGGAGCGTCCCGTCGGGCTGCTCGTCGGACTTCGTGATGGCGGCGTAGACGTTCGCGGTTTCCATGCGTGCGCTCCCTGTCGGGCATGAAGAAGCCCCGGGCCGGGCGGGCTCCGGGGCTGAGATGTGCGGTCAGTCGTCGAATGCGTCGGCCGCGGGCCGTGCGCTGCACCTGCACGCCGGGTGCTGGGGTGGTGCGGGGGCCCCGAGTTCGTAGGGCCCGCCTTGTTCCCGGGCCGCGCACGCGGGGCAGGCACCGTCGGACGCGGTCCAGTCCCAGCGGGTGATCCCGGCGGCCTCGTACTGGAGGAGGGTCGCGCGGGTCATCGCCCGCGCGGTCTCGGTGTGCGCGATCCGCAGGGCCCGTTTCGGGTCGTCGAGGATGTCGGTGCAGTCCCGGGCGATCCGGTCAGGGCCGTGCCCGGCTTCCAGGCCGTCGGCGATGCGTTCCCCGAGGCGCTTCACGGTGGTGTCGGTGATGCCCTTGAGGCTGATGCCGGCGTCGTCGAGGAGCCGCCCGAGTCCCCCGCGGCGTAGCAACTGTTCGGCGTCGGGGGTCGACACGTGGGTGTCGTGCCAGTCGATGCCGTCTGCGATGGCGGCGAGGTCGGCGGCGGCCCCGGGGGTGGGTGTGCGCCCGGTGCCGTCGAGTTGTTCGGTGGCGGCGTGGGTGCCTGCGAGGAGCGCGTCGGCTTCCAGTCCGGTGAGGGCGTCCCGGAGTGGTTCCAGGTTGGGGTCGGACGCGGTGAGTGACCCGGTGACGGACTGGATGATGGCGTCGCGGACGCCGTCCGGGAGGGGGTCGCCCGGGGTGTCACCGGTGACGCCGGTGAGGTCGGCGGGGAGCGGGGTGGGGGTGTGCTGCCGCGCGGTGAAGATTGCGGCGAGGATTGCGCCCGGCGTGAAGACAGCACGGATTGCCGCCGTGATGACAGTAACCCATGCGAGGGCTAGGGTGATGTCGTAGCGGGATTGGGGTTCACGTGTCCCCTGGTCTCGCCACCCTTTCGTGAGGGTGGCGCGGGTGGCCCGGCCGGTGATGACCTGGGCCACCCGCATGGTGGCGCGTGCGCGGGCGTCGACGTCGCCACCCCCTCCTGTTAGATGTCGAGGCAGGCGACGGCGGCGGCGTAGTCGCCGTCTCCGGCTAGTGCGTTCGCGGCCTCCGCGATGTGTGACGCGTGGGCCTGGAATCCGAAGGGGCGCCAGGGCCTGTCGCCTTTCCGGACGCGGCGGACGAACATGCGGAACGCCGTGGATTCGGCGGCCTTCGCGGTGTCGTCTGCCCCGAGCGCCTGCAACACGACGTCGAGGCTGGCCGCGAGCTCTGCTCGGACGGCGGGGTTCCCCCGGAGGTCGGCGGGTGCCCACCACGCGAGGGCCTCGGTGACGTCCCCGTCGGGGTCGTCTGGGTTGGTGACCCACCGGTCGCCGCGGATGTTGACGGCGTCCTCGTCGGGGACCTGGAGGACAACACCGACGTACCCGCCGGACTGCCAGCCTCCGGTGACGTCCCCGGGTGGGACGTGCATGCCGGTCTCTTCGGCCCATTCGCGGCGGGCCGTTTCCTCCGGGGTTTCGACGCCGTCCACGCACCCGCCGGGGAGTTCCCACGTGCCGGATGCGGGGTCGCCGTCGGTGAGGGCCCGCTGGAGCATGAGGACCCGCCCGGTGGATCGGGCTTGGATGGCGAGGCCGGCGGCGACTACGGGGGCCGGGCCGGTCTCGTCTTCGGGTTGTGCGGCCTTGGCGGTGCGGGGGGCGGGGACCTTGACGGGTTCCTGTTCCCTGTCCGTGGGCTCGTCGTCCTCGGTGTCGCCCTGGTCGGTGTCGGGGTCGTCGTCGGGCGTATTGCCCGCCGGGGCGGTGAGTGCCGCCTGTGCCGCTGCGGCGGTCGTGAGGACGGTGTTCGCGCGGTCCGCGATCCCCGCCAACGGGATGACCGTGTTCCCCGCGTACAGGAGCGGCATGTCCGCTTCGGGGACGTCGAAGCGGGGCAACCCCGCCTCGTCGCGGCCCTCGTTGATGGTTTTCCGTCCGGTCCGCACGCGCTCCGACTCGGCGGCCTCATCGTCCTCGTCATCATCGAAGACGAACGAGAACTCCAAGGTCTCGGGCATCCCCAGGTACTCGGCGCTGATGGCGTTGATGATGCCAGCCATCCACTTCGCTGTGGGTTTGGTGGCGCGGCGTTCGTTGCGGCGTTCGTCGCCTTCGTCGAAGCCGGCGCCGCCGAGTCCTCCGGATGGGGGGAATCCGAGTTCTTGTGCGGTGATGTCGAAGTGGTTCCCGATCATGCGGATCAGGAACAGGTCATAGTCGGGCTTGTACCGGGACTCCAGTGACGGCAGGAGGGTCGGGACGAACCCTGCGGGGAGCATTTTCGCCCGGTGCCGTTCCGCGATGTTCCCCGACAGCATGTCGTTGAACACGGTCTCGTACGCCCGCAACTGGTCGGGCGTCATGTTCGCATTCACGTTGATCAACAGTTCGGGGGCTACCCCGTCGTCGTACTCCGAGTTCATCCACGCGCGCCGCTTCAGGTACAGGTCGGCGTCCTGGATGGCCTGCTCCGTGGGGCCGTACCCGTAGGGGGTGTGGGTGCGGCGGTTCCGGGGCCGGTAGATGAGGCTGTCCGCGGTGTACTCGCCGTCCGCCTGGTTCGACGCGGTGAACTCGCCGCGGGGGAACCCGTGAAGGATCTGCTGGTAGGCGGGCCCCTCCTGCGGCGTGGACCCGGTGTGGTCAAGCAGCGGCTTGATGGTGTTACCGCACCACGCCGGACGCCCGTTGCGGCGGACGTACAGGACCTCATTGGGCACGCTGACGCAGTACACGTCCCCCTCGTAGGGGACGGTCGTCATCGACGTGATCTTGTTGCTGCGTGCGCGCCGAAGCGAGATGTCGTAGCGGTCCCGCTTGAGCGATCCCGCCCTGCGGTGCACGCCCGCGGAGAACCCGAGCTTGACCGCTATCTCCTGGACGGCGCCCGCAATCATGGGGCTCGTCGTGGTGATGTAGCGCGCCTTCGGGTCCCCGTGCCCGACCCAGCCGTCACCCAGCCAGTAGAAGTGCAGGAAGATCTCCAACTGGCGGGCCGACATGTTGAGGATCTCGGACGGGACGGACTTCTCCCACGACTTCCCGAACCGCGCCACATACTCGGCCAGGGTGCGACTGTAGACGAGGAACCCGCGACCGGACTCAGCCGCAGGTCGCCCCAAGATCCGTGCCAGCAAATCCTTGAACTCCTGGTAGCCCTTGGACTTGGACTCCTGTGAGATGACGACCGTCGAGTCGTACTTTCCGTGGGATCCGCGCTTGTCGACGTGCCCCTCCGCAAGGTACATGCCCATGAAGGCGGCGAAGTCGTCGCCGGACATGCGGAAGTCGCTCGACCGCTTGCCGGCGGCCGGGATGACGAACTCGTCGAGGTCGGGGGCGTCCCATGACGCGACCACGGGGATGCGGGGGGTGTCGCCACAGGCGAGGGCAAGGGCTTCGGCGGGGATGATGACTTCACCGCGACCCCGGCTTGCGTGGCCGCCCAGCACCCGCGGGAGGGACTCCACGAGCATCCGGTGGTTTGGCGTCACCAGCAGGTCGATCGCCCGGGACGTGAAGTGGTACATCGGGCCGTCGTGGCGGGCCTTGTGGAAGTAGGTGGCCTGCTGCCATTCGAAGGCGTGGGTCTTCTGGTTGCGGGTGGCGAACTCGTCGTCCGTCGTGGTGTCGGCAAACTTCACCCAGCCGCGGCGGGTGAGAACCTCGGTGTCGTCGGAGTAGCACGACCCGTCCAGGATCGTCAGGGAGTGGAGGTCCCCACCCAACGTCGCCCGCGGGAAGATGCTGAGCGCGTCAAGGACCAGCGCCTCCTCCATCGCGGCACCCAGCCAGTCCTCCATCGTCCAGCCCTGGATCTGGTCAGGGTGCTTCCACCACCGCTTGAGGTTGGTGATCTGCTCGGCGTTGTCCCTGCGGAACGACCGCTCCCACGCCGCGCGGGACGCGGGCATCGCGGCCCTCTGGTCGGCCTTCGCGTCCCGGTCCCCGGACATGGCTGCGCGGGCCCGGGACGCCTCGACAGCAGTCCCGGCGGCCCCCGCCATCGCGGACTCAAACGCACTCTCGGATGCGACGAAGTCCCAGCCGAGTTGGGTGAGCTGGCCCTTGCGGATCTCGATGCACTTCCTGATGATCCCCACACCGTCAGCCAACTGCCGCAGGACGGTCCAGGGCATGACCCGGTCCCCGCCCCCCGGCAGGTTGTGCGACACCGCGTACTCGGAGCGGCGGGGCAGCGGGCGGCCGTCCGCGCCGAGGGGGTCGATCGCTGCGGGCCGCAGCGGGCGGCCCGGCCCGAACGGGACGAGGGGGTCCGTCCAGCCACCCGGGACGAGCGGCGCGGCCTGCCCGGCACCCCACCCGGGGGACTGCTGGAGCCCGGCCTGTGTCGCCTGCGGCACGAGGTCAGTGACCGTCGCCCCGCGCGGGGCCTGGATCATCTTGAGGAGTTCGGCGGCGATGGCCTGCGCCGACGGGCCCTGCGGCTGCACGGGCTGGGGGCGGGGAGAGCGGCGCTTCCGCGACAACGGGTGCCCCCTTCGAGGGTGGTCGGCTTGGGGCCGGGCGGGTCAGCGTCCGGGGAGGATGAGGCCAGCGATGGTGACTGTCCCGTCGGGGGCGGTCGTGATGGGCCCGGGCACGTCCGGGGCGTCCGGGGTGTCCGGGGTGTCGCCGGGGTCGTTGGGGATCGGGATGGATCCCGGGACTCCGGGTGGCCCGTCGGGGCGGAGTTCCACCGGCAACGCCGCGGGCCCTGTGGGTGCCGCGTGCGGGAGTTCCTTCCCGCACCGGAAGCACGTGGCGCGGCCGGTCGTGTTCGGGGTCTTGCACTCCGGACACGGCGCACTGAGCTGGGTGAGGAACGCGAGAGCGGACGCGCCACCCGCCAACTCCGTCACCGCCCACACGAACGCATCGAGACGGTCCGGGGACCACCCGGAGGTCGGGTTCCACGTGCACAACTGGTCCTCAAGCTCAGACCAGCGGCCGACATGCCGGACCATCTTCCGCTGCGTGAGGACCGCGATCGGTTCCGCCCGGACCGCCTTCCCCCGCGACGCGCGGACGACGGTGACAGGCAGGTTCGGGTGCGCGGCCTTGATGGTCGCCTCGACCATCTCGCCACCGAAGTTGATTTCGGCGCAGATAGCGTCCGCGGTGTGCTTCTCGTACGCGGCGTACACGCGGTCCGCCCACTCGGTGGGTGACCACGAACCCGAGAGGTCTTCGAGGACGTAGAACCGGCCGTCGGACCCGAGCCCGACGACGACGATCCCGCACTCGCTCTTGCCGTTCGTGGATGACCCGGACGGGTCGACACCGACAACGACACGGACTAGGCGAACGTCCGGGGGGACACTGCCGACCCGCTGTGCATCGATGACGTCCTGGGACCACAAGGCGCCGGGGATGGCGTCCATGGCGTCCCAGTCGCCGTCGAGGAGCGCCCGGCGGAGGCGGGAGTCGGGCATCGCTCGTAGCTGCGCGACGTACCCGGGGTTGGACTTCATCAGCCCCGGGTTGTCCTCGATGGTCGCGGGGAGGAACGCCCGTTTTGGGTGCCAGCCGATGACCTTCCCGTCCTCCACGACGGGCGGTGACCACGGGACGCCCGCGTCCGGTGGCGCTTGGCCCTTGGCGAGGTCTTCGGGGCGGGGGGACACGAACCGGCGTTTCACCCACCGGAACCCGACGCCCTCAGGGTTCGACGCGGAGATGACGTGCGCCCGGTGCCCCCGCGCGGACCGGACCCGGCTGAGCATGAACGTGTACTGCGACTCCGTGAACTCGGTGAGCTCGTCGAACAGGAGCAGGTCGAACTCGGCCGACTTGTAGTTCTGCTCATCGCCCGGGCTGTTGTCGCTGCCCGCGTTCTGGAGGCTGATGAACCGGATCACGGAGGCGTTGGGGAACGTGAACGTGAAGTCGGTCTTGTTTTCGCGTGCGTGCCCGGCGAGCATCCCGGGGAGGTGCAGGCCGTGGGTCTGCTTCAGCATCGGCAGGGTGCGGCGGACGAGCGCGATGTGCGCGCCGGGGTGCGCGACCGCGAAGTCACAGGCGTAGGACCGGAGGAAGAACGAGTTGTGGGTGACGATGTAGTCGTCGGTCACGTACAGGTGGTTCAGGTTGTCGACCGTGATGCACCGTGAGTTGTCGACCACGGTAGGGACGACGGACACGACGCGATGCCAGGGCTCGTGGTCGCCGCCGTTGAACCCCGCGACCGCCCGTGCCCGCTTCCGGGGCATGTGGAACAGGTCCACGGTGGCGCGGCCCTGGATGTAGAGCCGGTACGCGAGGCGGCCGGCGCGCTTCTCCCCCCCATGGGTGTACGTGGTGGTCTTGGTGTTCAGGGTCGCCCGGTAGCCGAGGGACCGGAGGATGGCCTGCATGTCCTTCGCGAGGCGCTCGGACACGGTGACGAACTCGACGTGGCCGCGGTCGTCGATGTGCCCGTCGGTGTCCATGAGGCCCTGGACGAACGCGAGCCGGTCGGGGGTGGGTGCGCGCATGATGCGCCCGGGGATGAACTTCTCCCACGAGTGGAGCCCGTACAGGCCGTCCCGCTTGAGGAGCGTCGCCGCGGACTCGCCGGTCCGCTTCGGGTAGGCCGCGACGAGTTCGCCGCCCGCGTTGAGGGCGTCATCGAGTCGCTGTGCGGTGGCGGGTCGGGGCCAGACGGTGCCTCGTTCGATGGTTCCGATCGTCCCTTGCGGGGAGCCGATGAGTGCGCCTAGTTCACGTTGCCCAAGGTTGCGCGCCTTCCGCCACCTCTTCATGGTTGCCGTGAATTCGGCGAGGGCGTCCCGGTCGTCGCGGTCAGCGCCAGGGCGGGTGATGCTGTAGGTAGGGCAGTGCGCCCCGTTGTCGGTGCCCGTGACCTGCCGCAACTCCAAGCCGTGGGGTAGTTCGGCGCGGATCCGGTCGAAGATCTCCGGGTCTACCCCGCAGATCGACACGTTGACGGAGATGCTGCCGTCGCCGACGAGCGCGCCGAGCGTGTAGGGGCTGAACGTCGCCCACTGCGTTCCGACCCCAGTCATGGTGACGGGGTTCGTGAGCGGCAACTGCACGTAGTGAGGGCGGAGGCCGCGGGCCTTCTCGTCGTCGGCTCGGGCGACGAGCCGTGCGAGCTCGACGGTGTTGACGACCTTCGCGCGGGACTGGACCCGCAGGTTCCATTCATCCTCGGGGCGTAGGCCCTTGGGGATGGCTGGCGGGTCAATCTTCCGGCGCTTCCGTTGGCCCGCGATCGATACGGCCCAGAGGTGCTCGTCGTCGGCCTCGACGGTGGACCCGTCGGCGAGAGTGACCCGGTAGAACTGCTTCGGGCCATTGTCGGTGACCTTGATGACGGTGGCGGTGGTCCCGTCGGGGTTGCAGACGGTGTCGCCGACCTTGATGTCACCGAACAGGGTCCAGCCCTTGGGGGTGAGGATCTTCGTTTCTTGGTCGGGCGTGTACCCGGGCGCGGTGCGGTCCGGGGTCCGGCCGCCTTTGCCGGGGCCGGCGCTTCCCCCGAACAGCAACTCGAAGACTTCGCCCGCGAGTTTCACGGCCTGCGCCTGCTTGGGGTGCGGGGTCCAGAACTTCACGGGCTTCGGGTTGAACACGTCCAGAGCGTGAGCGAAGACATTTGTTTGGGGGCTCTGCACGTTCAGGAGCCTACTATTACTAGGCTAGTTTGCTAGCGTGACGCGGCGACGCCGAACCGGCGAACCTCGCGGTGCCGTCAGGTGATGGTGAGGGTCCCGATGGCCCGGACGGGGATCTCTGGTGAGTCGATGATGCGGATCCAGACGATCCAGAATCCGTGGCCGAGGTCAGCGGTTTGGCCGGGGCCGACCAGGACGCGGGCGGCGTACTGGACGGGTGGGCCGGTGAGGGTTTCCCAGGTGCCGGGGACCCAGACGGTGACCGTGGTCCCGTAGGTCGCGGTCCCGTAGGTGGACTGGCCGTAGACGGCCCCGGTGGGTGCGGTGCCGGTGCTGGTCCCGGGGGCGGGGCCCGCGGTGAATGCGAACTGGGCGGTGCCCGCGGTGGGGTTGACGGGGGCGCCGGCGGTGAGGGCGCGGACCATGACGCGGATCCGTTGGGTGGATGCGCGGTGCATGCGGCGGGGGCTGGTGGGGTCGGTGGTGAACTGCCATGAGGTGGCGCCGAGGACGGGGGCCCCGCCCCCGGTCCCGCCGCCCCCTCCGGTGCTGGTGGTGTAGTTGCCGGACACGGTCTGGCCGTAGATGGCCTGTCCGAGCACTGCGACTGTCACGGGCCGCCCTCCTCGTTGTGTGGTCGGGGGCCCGCGGCGCCGGGTTATGACGCTGAGGCGAGCAGTGCGGCGACGGTGTTCGAGGCCTGGGCGTGGAGCTCGACACCAAGCCTGTCGTAGGACATGGTCGTGCGGCTGCTGGCGTGGTCCATGCCGTCTTGGACGACGCGGAGGTCTACGCCCGCCTGGAGCGCGAGCGTCGCGAAGGACCGGCGGAGGGAGTGCGGGCTGACCTTTTTCGTGATCCCTGCGTCGCGGCAGAGACGCTGGAGCGCCCGGTCTGCCGACCGGCGGGTCATCTGGGTGCCGTCGCGGCGGGTGATGAGCCAGCCCGTGGCGCGCCCGGCGGTGACCGCGTCCACGGCCTGCATCACGGGGATGGGGAGCACCTTGACGGACGGTTTATTGCCCTTCCCGACGGTGCGGAGGACCCGGTAGCCGAGTTCAGTGGTCGAGAGGTCCTCGATGCGGATGGCGCACGTGGCGGAGACCCGCATCCCGACGGTGCCCATCAGGGAGATGAGTGCCCAGTCCGACGGGGACGATGCCCGGGCGGCCCGCAGCAGCGACCCGAGTTCGAAGCGGTTGAGCCATGTCCTCCGGGACGGATCGTCGTGGATCTCCGGGAGGACCAGGTGGTGTGCGGGCGAGTGCTCGATGAAGCCGTCGACCACGGCGAGGTCGTAGTAGCCGCTGATGGTGCCCATCCTGCGGACGACGGACGCGGGGGCGTTCTTCCGGTGCTCGACGAGGTGCACGACGAACGCCTGGATGTGGCCCCGCTTCATCGTGAACGGGTGGAGGCCCCTGGACGCGCACCACTCGAAGAACAGGCGGAGGTCGAGTTGGTAGGCGGCGCGGGTGTTCGCGTTGAGGAACCGGCCGAGGAACGCCATCGCCGCGAGGTTCGCGGGGTCGTTGAGGGCGTCGTGGGTTTGGGCGGCGGGCAGGAGGGTAGCGTCGTACATGTCGGGCTCCAGGTTGCTCTGGGGTTCCGGCTGGCCCGGCCAGCGCTGACACGCTGGTCGGGCCTTCCTGTTGTCGCCGGATCGGACGCGCTGGGCGCGCGTCCGGTTCCAAGTAGCCGTGAATATGGGTCGCAGCGAGCCCTTACGGGTTGGTGTTCGTGACCGTCGTCGTGATGGTGGCGCCGGTGAGGTCCTGTTGCGCCGTGATGGCACCCACCGTGTCGTTGCCGTCGTACACCAGGCGCGTGACGGTGCCGCCGGTGAGCTGGAGCCCGTGGGACATGCCCGCCGATCCACCCCTGTTGTCCCAGAGGATGTTGCCCCGCACGTACATCGCGGCGGCTGACGCGCCGGACACGATCGCGGGGCGCGGCGTTGCGGGCGCGCCGCAGTTACGGACCCTATTGCCCTCGATGATGATCCGGTCCCAGGTGCCGTCCGCCACCCAAACCCCCCGGGCCGTCCCCTGCGCGTCAAGGCATGAGTTGCCGTCCACCACGAGAGTCCCGAGGGTGCCGCCCGTGACGGTGGTCACCCTGATACCGGCCGTCCCTGCGAGCCTGATGTCATTCCCGCGGATCGTGAGGTCCCCGGCGTTGGTGATGCTCGTGATCCCTTCGGCCTGACCGTCGCAAATTACGACATTGTCCAGCACCTGCGCGGAAATCGAGTAGAGCCCCGCCACGAATCCACCGCCGATGTAGATCCCCGTGGATCCAGGCCATCCCCCTACGACAGTGTTGCCCTGGATGATCGTCCCGTCGCACGCTCGGTCGGAGATGCCGAAGCCGCAATCCTCGACGTGGTTTCCGATGATTCGCGCACCCCGCGAGCGAATGTTGCCGGACTGCGATTCAGTGAAGATTCCATTCTTTCCGCACCACCGGACCACGTTCCCGATGATCGTGAATGCTTCGTGGTGGAAGAATCCAGTTCCGATGCCGAAGCCAGACCCGCCAGCCGTGCCACCGAGTTCGGGGACCTGCGCCCCGCCCCGCTCGATGACATTCCCCACCATGTAGCCATCGGGCAAGAAATCGCACCCGAACGCAGTGGCGCTCGTGTCGTGGATGTACATGTTGGCGCAGGTCAGGCGCACACAGTTGGTGATGTAGATGCCCTTGTTTACACTGCTGTAGGTCGCGACGCGGGACCCAGAGCCATCAATCTCGAAGTCGCGGAACGTCACATCAGTGATCGTCCCGCTGTTCTGCGTGCCGCCCTCATAGCGCCACGCCGACCCGCCGACCCCGCAGTAAGAGACGATAGAGCGACCAGCGCCGTACCCCCACCAGGTCGTCCGCGAGAGCACGGGCAGTTCGCCGGTGACCATGTAACTGCCAGGCTCGATCTCAATCGAGCCGCGAACGCTCGCGGCAGCCGTGAATGCCGCCGTGTCGTCAGTGCCCACGCCGACCCACGCCCCAGGAATCGCCACGGTCCTGCCCGAAACCGTTGCGCGCGACGCCCCAAGCACGGTTGCCGCCGTGGCGCTCTGAATCGCGACGATCCACGTGACCATGTCGGCTCTCTGCGCGTTCGCGCGGATTCGTCCCGCGCCCGGGATGACGATCCGCTTGCCGATGTCGGCGGAAGTCCAGTTGGCGGTAGCACTGTTGAGCGTGCTGCTGTTGTTGTTGATCGCGCCGTCGGTGATGGTGCGGCCAGCCGTGACGCTCTTGGTCGGCGCAGACGCGAGCGTGGCCTGCGTCGCGGACACCACGGCGGCGATCGTCGTCAGGTGCGTGCGCCCGACGGTCAGAGTGCCGTTGTCCGCTCCCGCGTAGGGGATCGCCACGGTCTTTCCAACGTCGCCCGCCGTGAATGCGGCCGTGGGGGATGTGAGGGTGGTCGACGCGGCGGTCACGGTCGCGTCGGTGACCACTCGCATGTCACCGACGGCGCCGAAGACTCGCTTCACGCCGTTGCTCGACGCTGACAGGGTGCCCCAGCCGAGCGCGAGCGGACTCACTGTCGTGACGACAGGGACCTGTCCGACCGTGGGGGTGCCGACCGGGCGAGGCGCCGCGAAGGCGGTCGTGGCGATGCTCGTGTCATTGTCGCCCGCGCTCGGCGTGGGAGCCGTCGGATTGCCCGTCAGGGCCGGGCTCGCCAGGGGCGCATACGTGCCAGTCAGTGAAGGGCTCGGGGTGTCCGTGGAGGTGATGACCCACGCCGAGACACCGTCACTGGTGAGCTCCACCGACTCCCCCGCGAGGGTCAACGCCCGGGACGTCTGCCCGACCGCCGTCCCCGTGATGGTGTCGCCCCCGGCCCGTGACACGGTGACCACGTTCGCTGAACCGTCGATCTTCTTGACGCCCGTCACCGTCCCCGCCGCGACCGAGTTCGCCGCCGGCAACGTCCGGGCGATCGCCGCGGACGTCGCGTCCACCAGGGCCATCTGGCCCGCGACGAGTGTCCCCGTCGTCGCGGTCGACGGGGCACCCAGTGCCGCCGTCACGGCGGTCAACGCGGGCGCGCCCAGCGCCGCCCGGGCGGTCGCGGCGTCCGTGCCGCCGGTGCCGCCCCGGGCCAGGGGCAGGGTGCCCGACGTGATGTCGGCCGCCGAGTGCGCGTGCACCGTCCCAGCCTTGGCCGCGAGTGCGGCGGTCGTCGAGGCGGACAGGGCCGTCACGTCCGCGTCGAGAGCCACCTCGATGGTGGTCGTCCCGTCGGAGATCGTGCCGTCGGCATCGATCGTGATGGACGAGCCGCCACCGCCGGTCGCGTCGGCCTGCCACGTCGCCGCCGTCGGGGACGTCGCCTTCAGGACCAGCCCCGCGGAGGCGGTGCCGGTGACCGTGACGCCACCGACAGCGGCGGTGTCCGCCGCGGTCCCCGACGTCGCGAGCTTCCCCGCGACGGTCGTGTCCAGCGCAGCCAGACGCGCCGCGACAGACGCGGCGGACCCCTGAGGGGTCAGGCCGAGAGTGTCCTCGATCTGGTTGATGGCGGTCTCGACGGCGTTCGCTGCCGCCGCGCTGATCCGCGCGGTGCTCGGGGCGTCCGCGGGAGCACCAGTCCAGTCGGTGCGGTTCGCGGGGAGGTTCGACAGATCGTCGGGGTATGCCACGGGAGGCCCCTTCTCGGGAGGGTTCAGGTCAGGTGGACGGGGGGCCGCGGCCCGGGGTCAGGAGAGAGCGGCCTGCGCTTCGCGGCCGACAGCGAGTTGGAGATCCTGCACGGTCGCGGCCTCCGCCGCAGCGACAGACCGGACCGCGAGAGCGGCGGCGGCAACCTCAGCGGCCTTCGCGGCGGTGAACCGGGCCTGCATCCGGGTCCGGGCATGCGGGGTGTGCGGGGTCGACGGCATCAGGGGCCTCACTTCCGGGGTGTTTATGTGTTGTGACCTGCGGCGATACCTATAGAACGATCATGCATGAGGGCAGGCATGACACCCAGTGCAACTAGGTCACCCGGGCGCCGACAACGCACCGTCAGGGCTGGGCCGCGCCACCCACGCCGCCACCAGAAGCGCCCCGAACCCCCACGGGTCCACCGCCCACAACCACGACGCCAGACCACCCACCACAGCGAGCAGCACAACACCCGCCACCCACAGGCCAAGGACCACCACCACGCGGGTCACGACCCGACCGCCGGCACAACCTGCCCCACAACCACCGAAGGGTCAGGGAACGGCTCCGACCCCGCGAGACACCGCAACGCCGTCAGGAGCAGCCCACGGAACGTCTCAACCTCCGAAGCGTCCAACTCCCACACCACAGCCGCCGCACGCTGCACCCACGCGAACGCCTCCGCGACCCGCGCCGCCTGATCCTGCGCAAGCTGGACAACCTTCTCCTCCAGCCCGATCTGCACCGCCTTCACGCACAGATTCCCGAGCCGGTCACGTTCCTCGTCGTACTTCCGTAGCCACAGGTGGACCTCAGGCCCAACCTCCGTGACCGTCTGCGTGACGTCCGTGTGGTTCCCACCCTCGGAACCCTTCCGCTCGGTCCGGGACACACCCCGAGTCCCCTGGATCAGCAGGTGCGCGCCACCCAACGCCTGCACCTGACCCCGGTAGAACTCGACATGCCCCGCGCTCCACCCGATCAGTTCGAGGAGCATCGCCTTCGGATTCGGCACATCCACCAACGCACCCAGAAGAGGCGCCGCCGAACCCATCTCAGCCACCACAGACCGCACAGCCTCAGCCGCCGCAGCACCCGCCAGATTCTCGGCAGCCTTCTTCTTCGACACCTGGTTCGCACCGCCATGCATCCGGCACGCCGCCGTACCAGCAGCAGGCCGAGCCATACACGGCTCCGGCGGGTCAGTCCGCTTCTTGTGCCCCGAGCACCACGGATGCGGCTGCCCGCACTTCTTGCACGGAGACCCGTCGCTCATGTGGCTGTCCCGGGCGCGTGGCGCTCATCGGGCATGGCAAGGCGGCTGTCGTGATGACAGTACCTGATGGGGGTGTTGTGGGTGGGGTGGCGGGTCATGTGTCGTTCCTGTTCGGGTGGGTGGTTCGGATGCGTGGCGTGCGGGTCCAGCGGGGGGTGTGTCCGCGTTTGGCGCGCCAGTTGGGGTGGCGGGGGTGGGTGGTGATGGTGATGTTGTCGGGGATGACGATGGGGTCGCCTCGACGGAGGGCCTGCGTGATGGCGGCTTCGAAGCGTCGGAGTTGGTCGGGGCTACAGGGGTCCCGAACGGTGACGACGATCATTTGTTGCTCTTGGGGTTGGCGTTGGCCGTGATGAAGATGCCGAGGAGGCCGAGGGATTCGGTGGGGGTGAAGCCTTCGTTGGTGAGGGCGATGTAGAGCTGGCGCCAGGCGGAGGCCAGTTGGCGGATGTCGGAGGAGGGTTCGATGGGTGTGGTCATCGGGGGTCCCCTAGGAGGGTGTGGGTGAGGTCGGTGATGGTCGGGTACCGGCTGTGTCCGGTGCCGATGACGCCGCGGGCGAGGAGGTCGGGGGTGGCGGCGCCCCAGCGGACGATGGACCAGCGGTGCCAGGTGTCGGGCCCGTTGTCGGTGGTGTGGTGGGCCCATTGGGTGCAGCGGGTGCGGGGGTCGGGGGTGAGGGTGGCTGTGCAGCGTTCGCGGATGCGGATGTTGTGGGGCTGGTCCCACCAGGGGGTGGCGGTCACCGGGAGGCGTCCGCGGTGAGGACGACGAGCGGGAGGACGCGGCGGCCGGGGATGTCGGCGTGGTAGGCGCACACGTTGTCCAGTGCCGCCTCTGGGCGGGGCCCCGTCCGGTACCAGGGGTAGTCCGCGCAGATCGGCGGACGGTCCTCGTATGCCGTGCAGCGGCGTGAGGTCGTGTCGAACTTCGCGCACGTCATCCGCCACGTCACAGGTGTCTCGTCGGGCGGGTTGATGCCGTGCTCGCGCAGCGTCCAGTGCTTGGCGGCGAACGCGGCGTTGGCGACCGTCGTCCAGTGCGCCCCTTCGGCGGCGGCCTTGGCAGGCCAGGTCGCCGGGTCGAACGAGAGGACGACCGGGTCACAGCAGGCGCCGCAGTGGGGCGGGCATTCGGTCACGGGCCGTCCTGCTGGGCGGCGTAGTGGAGGGCTGCGACCTTGAGGGGCCATGGCTGGATGGGTTCCCCGAGCCAGGTGAGGGTGGCGGCCATGCCCTCGCGGACGATGAGGCGGGCTTCGGTGGCGTTCCGGGAGGGGATCCCGACGTGGATCACCTTGCGGGTGCCGGCGGGCACGTAGGCCTGCCCTTCGGGGATGAGGCGGGACCCGACGATCGGGACGCCGAGGGATCCCGCGAGGGCGTCGAGAGCGGGGGTGGTCATGGGGTCTCCTTGGGGATGGCGTGGTGGAGGCCGCGGGCGGTGAGTTCGCGGCGCATCGCGGTGTTCTCGGCGGCGAGGCGGGTGATGGTGCGGGTCGCGGCGTCCGCGGGGGTGTCCCCTGGGGGTTCGTCGAGTACCTCGATGCAGCGGGCGCCGGGGCCGCGGCGGATCCGGCCTTTGCGGGTGAGGGCTGCGAGGGTGTGCGCGACGGATGATGTGGAGGTGACGCCGAGGATGGTGGCGAGTTCGCGGACGCTGGGTGGGTAGCCGCGGTCTCTGGTGGCGAGGATCGCGTCGAGGCAGGCGGCTTCGCGGGCGGTGAGAGCGGTCACGTGGTTTCCCGCGCGGGGGGCTGGGGGAACTGGAGCGTCGGCGGCGGGCCGGTTGGCGTGGTGGTCCCGAGCCAGGAGAACGGCTGCGTGGGCATCCCGTGCGGGACCGTCGGGTGTGGGTCTTCGTGGGGGGTGTCGACGATGGGGATGAGGATGCGGTGCTGTCCGGGGCCCCCGTCGGGGTGGGGGACGCTGGTGAGGGCGGTGATCTCGATGGAGTTGGGGCCGAAGCGGATCGCGGAGACGGCGGTGGCGTCGATGCCGAGGCCCGCGAGGGCGTCGCGGAGGGCCCCGCGGTCGATGCGGGCGGGGATGCTGACTGTGAACGGGGCGGGGGTGTTCACGGGGTGGTCTCGGTGCGGGCGGCGATCGCGGCCCGGATGAGGCAGTCTTTCGCTTCGAGGAGCTTCCGGAGACCGGTGGTGAGTTCGGGGTCGGCGGGGAGCCGTTCGGCGAACTCCCACGCGAGGTCGGCGATGGGCCGGGCGACGGCCTGGAGGTCCGGCGCGAGGTGGGTGTGGGCGAACCAGCGGAGGATGCCCCGGACGGACGGGTGGAGGGGCAGGAGGTGGCGGTGCTCGGGCGCTACGGGCATGGGGTCTCCTCGGTGGTGGTTCTCGCCGCGCGGCGGGCGGCGACATGGGCGGTCTTCGTGCTGCACGGCCACGGCTGCCAGCACTCGTTGCACCACAGGTACGCCTCGCAGTCGTCGCCTGCGTCCGGGCCGCAGGTGGGGTGCCCGTGGTGCGGGTGGTGGACGCGGGTAACGCACTGCCCGCAGACGGTGGCGGGGGCCGGGTCCGTCACGGGGTCTCCCCTGCGTACAGGGCGGCGGCGATCCGCTCGGCGGTCGCGAGGTCGTAGAGGGTGCGGCCCTGCGGGTCGGTGCCCACCCGCGGCAACGTCCCGTGTTGCGTGCCGCGGCAGGACCACTGCCAGATCAGCGACGGCTTGATCTCCCGGCCGTGCTCCGCGGACAGCCACGCGGCGATGGCGCGGCCCGTGGCGGCGGTGTCCCGGCCCGGGGTGGGGTCGTCGTGGTCCGGTTGGCCGGGGCGGGCGAGCATGATGCGCCGCCACTCGTGGGGTTGCCCGGTGTGCCCGCAGGTGGGGCAGGTGATGGTGAGGGTCCCGAGTTTCGCGCGGACGGGTCCCCCGCAGGGGGTGCCGTCGGCGGCGGGGAGGGGGCAGGGGCCGAGGAGGACCCCGCTGGGTGGGGTGGGGTACGCGGTCCTGGTGGCGTCCGCGACGCACGCCAACACGTCGTACACGAACTGGTCGGCGTGGTCCGACGCGAGGAGCCATTCGGTGTGCCGGTGGACGGTCCGGATCGTGTCGTGCGGGTCGCTCGACGTGGGGCGGGACAGGCCGCGCCCGTAGGGGCCGGCGGGTAGCGGGTCCGGGACGGGCCCGCCCCGGAGGTAGGCGACGTTCATGGCGTGGGCGTGGGCGTCGCGCTGCGCCTTCGTTGGTTCGACGGGTTGGGCGAGGATGACCCGCCAGTGCAGGAGCATCACCCGGATCCACTCCCGGGACCAGCGGGGCCCGTCGGCGAGGACGAGACGGGATTCTGCGGTGCCGGTGACCCGTCCCGAGTAGGCGACGCGGGTTGGGGTCAGCAGGTCCTCGTAGATGTCGGCGAGGGTGTCGAGGGCTGTGGTGGTTCGCTCCCAGCACGTCATGCAGACCATGCCGCCGGGTAGGGCGAGCCTGGGGGCGCAGCCGGTGCAGTCGGGGTCGGGGCCGTGGTGGCAGCCGCCGGGGACGTCGCAGGGCGGCGGGTATGCGGGGTTCCGGTGGCAGATGCAGTCGCAGTCCTGGGCGCCGCAGCCGGGGGCGTGTTTCCCGCGGACGGTGCACTGTCGCACGCAGGGGCGGGGCGGCGTGTGGGGTGCGGGGGTCACGCGGTGTGACCCGTGCGGGCCCGGGGAAGGGACGTCACGGTAGGCATGATGCCGCATGACGCTAGGTGCGGGTGCTCATCTGTTCGGTTGCGTGTCGCGTGCGTCCCGGGGCCCCTCTCGGGGCGTCGGTCACTCTGTGTGTGTGGCTACGAGTCCTTCGGGGTGGGACCGGTCGGGGGTGACGTCGACCCCGAGGACCATGGCGGTGAGGTCGGTGGAGCGCGCGAGGGGCCCGAACGGGGAGACGGTTCGGGCCATTCGTTCTAGTGTGGCCGGGTGCGCGACGACCCGGGAGCGGGTGGCGCGGGCGGTGCTGGTGATGGCTTGGATGTCGTGGGGGGTGGCGTTGGGGGTGAGCCACCACAGGTCGATCCATGTGGGTGCGTCACGCTGGGTGTTGTCGTTACCGCGCGCGTGTGTGTGATGTCGCCGCTCAGTCACTATCCCAAGGTCCCACGCATCACCCGTTCTGCCTAGTCCGAATGGGCTAGGTGCCTGCCGTGTCGCAGTCGCGGGGCCTACGCCCCACGGGCAGGGTCAAGGATCTCCTCGACGTCGCAGAACTCGAACCAGGCGGAGCACGGCGGGCACACCTTCACCTGTTCCGGGCGTCCACCCGGGCCGGACGGGAGGACCACCCGGACCGTGTACCTGTCCCCCGGGGCGATGTCCCCGGCGCACCCGTAGTAGCCCGTCGCGTTGCACGCGTGCCGCTTCCGGGCAGTCCTCGTTACCACCGCCGTCTCGTAGTGGTGCCCGGTCATGCCTTCACTGTCCGGTACCGGGCGGTCCGGCCCGTCCCCGTGTGACGGGTCGCGGCGCCCATGTCGACGAGACGATTGAGGAACACACGGGTGTCCGTCAGGGACTCCCCGGCCCGGCGCGCGACCGCGGACGGCAGCGCCCCGCGGGGGTCACCGCCGGCGGCGAGGGCCGAGCATTCCTGGGTGAGCGCGAGCTCCACCCGGTCCATGGCTGCGACGAGCGCATCGGGCATCCGGTCGTGGATGCCGTCCCGGGTCAAGTCGAAGACGGTCACGGTGTCTCCACGGGGTAGATGTCGGCGATGAGCGCGGGCCTGCTGTCGGCGGTGGAAGCGGCGGTGGGGCCCCATGCCCCTTCGCGGGCTAGGCCGCGGTCGATGAGGGTGAGGCCCGCGGCGGCGTAGGGCGCGTGCCCGGGCGGGATGGTGAGGGTGGCTGCTGCGACGACGGTCCCGGCGCGGTTGAGGAGGCGGAGCGTGGTCCCGTCGATGACAGCGGTCCGCGCGTCCCGGACGTTGGTGGTCATCGCGACGGCCCTGGGGATGTTCCGGGTGGTGTCCCAGCCGCACGCGAGGTGGCCGAGGTCCCCGGTCTTGGGGCAGTTCGCGCGGTCGAGGTCGTCGTCCTGCGGGGGCCGCCCGGTGGCTGCCGTGTACGTCTCGGCGTCGATCCCCGGGTCGACGGTCGCGGGGGTGTCGGTCGTTGCGTGGGCCGGTGTGGCGCTGGCCCGGGCGGCGCGGACGCTGCGGAGCAGCGCGGTGCACAGGTCCACCTGCTCACCCTCGGGGGCCGTCACGACGCGGCCTGCGACTGGAGGGCCGTGACGGCGGCGACGACTTCGGCGTGACCCGCGACCGCGGCCTCACGGGTCGCGTACCGGGTCCCCAGGTCCGGGTGCGGGTCCCTATCGGCCGCGGTGGGGTCCGCGGATACCACGGAGGTCTCCCAGTAGACGGGCTGCCGGTACATGGCTCCGAGGCCGAAGTACAGGGTCGACACGACGACGTCACCGACGTGGTCCTGTCCGACGTCCGCGGTGGTGAGGAGCATACGCATCGTGGTCTCCGTTCAGAGGGCGGTGACGGCGGCGACGGCGGCGACTGCTGCGCCGCCGGTGGCGCCGAGGATGGCGGCGACCGTGACGAGGACGAGGACCGCGAGGATGCGGCGGGCCGTGTAGTTGGGGCGGCGGGCCGCGTGCCGTGCGGGGGTCATGCGGTCACGACCTGGACGTGGACGGGGGTGCGGGCACCCCACGTGACGCGGCGGACCCGGCCGGTGATGGTGCGGATGGTCAGCTCCACCTTCCCGGCGGGGGTGGTCAGGTCGCGGGCGGGGCGGGTGAGGACCGTGCAGCCCGTTCCCGCGAGGGTCATGCCGGGGGCGAGTGCCCCGGCGGTGGTGCGGGTGGTGGTCACTGGGGGCTCCATCCGTGCGTGTCTATCTCGACATAGACGAAGGTAGCGGGGCACTGCACCTAGCGCAAGTAGGCACACCCGCCCGGGCTACGGCGCGTCCCGAGACGGCGGGACACTCCCCACCGGGGGCGGCGCATCACGGACACCCCCGCCCTGGAACGCCAAGACGTCGGCATCGCGCTCCTCAGCAGTCTTGCCCCCGGGGCCGGTCATAGGACTCCTCCGATGGTGAGGGCGAGCCACCCGGCGGCGGGCAGCAGCAGAGCGTTCACGGCGTGCTCGGTCCACCCGTCGGCCTTCAACCCGAGGCCGACGTGCCAGCCCCATGGGAGGAGCGGCACCCCCCGCTTGAGGCCGTACCGGGCGTTCCCGCGGCCGAACATCAAGTCCCCCGCGATGTGGGAGCCCCACCCGGTGACGACGCCGAGCGCGACCGGCGCGAGCTCCGCGGGGAACCGCCCGAGGTAGACGGCGACGGCGAGGGCCGCGGGGATCCCCCACCAGTGCGCCAAGCCCCGGTGCTGCATCGGGCCCCCGTTCCCGAGGATCTCGTCGGGCAGCCACCGGTCCAGGGTCTTCCACCACGACTGGTTGTCGACGTCGCAGGAGAGTTTCCCGCCGGCGGTGGCGGTGGCGGTGGCGATGTAGGCGGCGGTCGCGGTGGCCCCGGTGACGGGCGGCGCCCAGTGGATGAGCGCGAGGGCCGTAACGACGCCGAACAGGTGGTGGGTGGGGGTCCTCATGTCGGCCACCCGGTGCTCTCGGTCGGGTCGTTGGGGACGAGGCGCATGCGGGCACCCCACCGGCCGGACCGGGCCCGCTGTTCGTCGGCGGCGGTGAGGGCTGCGGCTAGGCCCGGGTCGTTGTCGGCGAGTTCGTCGAGGTATGTGTCGACAGCGGCGGCGGTGAGTTCGGGGACGGGGCGGCCGAGGTAGAGGGCGGTGTCGCGGAGGCGGTGGGAGCGGCGCAGGGCGGCCGGGTCGTGGGTCACCGGAACAGCACCCCCTGCCAGACGCCGGGGCCGGGCGCGGTGACGTAGCCGAGGTGGCCGATGTGGTCGCCGCCGCTGTAGCAGTTCCGCGGCGAGCAAGGGTTCCAGCGGAACAGGCCGACCCTGGATACCTCCGCGGTGTCGGCCCAGGTGGGGATCTCGTCCGGTGACATGCAGAGGTCGGTGTAGATGCTCTTGATGTCCTCCGCGGCCCACTCCTTGAGCGCTTCCCTGGCTGCGGTGACGTCGAGGGTCCCGCGGACGACGGGGCCGCCCTCTTCCATGCCTGTGACCTTGAGGGCCGCGGTGGTCGTGAGGATGGTAGTCACGGTGCGCGTACCTCCGTTTCGTCGTCGAAGGGCTGGAGTAGGTCGGTGACGGGGTCCGTCTGATCCGCACTGAGGCGTTCGCAGAGCGCGGTGAGGTTCTCCCGCACCAGCCAACCGCGCTGGTCGTAGATGAGGCCCTGCCCGAACCGGAGGTACGGGTCCGTCGTGGTCGGCCACAGTGCGGATGAGCCCGTGGCGTCAGCGCGGTCGAAGCGGGCGGCTGTGCGGTCTGCCTCGTCGAGCAGCGGCGTGAGGTACGCGCGGGACCCCCACGCGACGGGGCCGTCGCTGTTGTCCGACCAGATGACGTAGAAGTCCCCGGAGTCGGGAGCGGGCTTGACGATGGTGCCCCGCAGGTAGCCGGTCACGGCGTGCACTCCTCGTGGATGTAGGCGCCGGGTGTCCCTGCGTGACGGATCATGTCGCCGTCGTGGATGGGGTCACCGCACCCCGAGCAGTGGCCCGGGTAGCGGGCGGGGAACGGTGGGCCCGGGTCCCCGGCCGGTTCGGGTTCGGTGGGGGCGTGGATGCGGCACCCGCACTCGGTGACGAGGAGGTCGGAGAGGTCGCAGCGGTCAGCCACGGATGCCCTCCCCGTCGAGGTAGTCCATCCGCCACGTCGGGTGCCACGGACGGGCGTGCCGCTCCCCGTCGAGGCGGACACGGATCCGGGCGCCGTCCCCGCGGGTGATGCGGCCCGGTTTCCCGTTCGCGACCACCCGGGCGCCGCGCTTCGCGGGGACCCCGTAGTAGGCCCGGACGTACCCGAATGACGTCTTGTCGATCTGGTCCGGGCTGGTCGCCCAGTGCGGGAGTTGGTCCAGGTTCAGGCCGCCGTCAGCCACGGGGCACCTCCTGCACGTCGTACTCCGCCCACGCCACGGCCTGCGCGATCCTGCACGCGGCCCGTGCTTCCGCCCGGGACTCCGGCGGGCCGCACAGCACCCGCAATCGGGCCGCCGCGAGCTCCGGCGTGTCGATCGGGACGACCCCGCACGTGTCGCAGAACACGGCCCGGCGCGTGAACGGGCGCCGCACCCGGCACACGGGGCAGTCGGCGACCCAGCGGCGTTCCGGGGCACGCTCGATGATCGGGCCCGTCTTGTGCACGGGCCGGGCCCGGTGCCGGGTGATGTCGTGGATCGCGACGACCACCGCACCCGGGTGCGCGGCCCGCGCCGTCAGGACGTAGGCGTCCGGGTTGTCGGCGGCGACCGCGTCCCCCTCCCGGGTGATGAGCGCCGCGACCCGGACCGCGAGCCCGGGCCTGCGCGACGGGATGGACACGATGTACCCGTCACGCCACCCCCGGACGGTCACCGCGAGCATGTCGTCCACGGCGTCCGTCCCGGCGAACGCGACAACCAGGGACCGGCGGACCGCACCAACGTCAAGCACGGGGCGCCTCCTCGGCGGGGTGAATGATGATGGATCGGAGCGGCCCGTACACGCGGGCAACCCGCGCCTCGTCGGCCTCACGGAGCGTCGGTTCCGTCGACGTCGGGTAGCACTCCCACCGGCCGCGCCCGGCTGACCAGAGCCACAGGTCCCCGTCCCGGTCCATGAACCCCGTCACGGGCAGGGCGCCGGCCGCGTCCGCGGTCAGGAGCGCATCGATGGCACCCGGGTCGGGCGCCGGATAGGTGATCTGCTGGTCCGCGGTCACCGGTCGACCTCCGCGCTGTGCTCGCCGCCGCTGCTGGGTGCGGGATCTTCCACAGGGTCCGGGAGTCGCACGAGACCCACGTCTTCCGCGTCGTCCCCGTAGACGTCCGTGCCGTCCTGGCCGATCCAGACCGTGACCAACGGGGATGCGTCGTCGTTGCGGCCTTGGGTCGTGAACCACCACATCGGGTCGCAGCCCGGCAGGCTGCCCCAGAACCGGGCCCCGGGTGCGGTGGGCAGCGGCAGATAGGCCGCCACAAGCCGGATCCGCTCGATGACCGAGGGAGACCATGAGGTCTCCTCGCCGGTGCGGTGCGCGTCCCCATCCCGGAGCGCGGTGAACAGCCCGCCCGGCTCCTTGATGGACGTGACGGTCCCCGTCCACGACTTCTGTGTGATCTCGACGCGCATCCCGGGCCGGAGGTCGCGGACGTTGATGATGTTGTCGGTGCCGCTCACCGGGCACCGCCCGGAGCGTCGTCAACCAACCGGTAACCGTTCGACGTCGGCCGGAAACGGTCGAGGCGGATACGGGTCTCTCGCTTGCCCCGCATGTCAATGACCGTCGCGTGAGTGGCGTCGATGCTGATGACCCGGACCTTGCGGCCCGCGGACCGCTTGTCGTTGTCGGCCCAGACCTGCCCGACCTTGGGCGCGGTGCTGTCGGCGCTCACCGGGCACCTGCCAGGGTCCGGGACCGCATCGCCCACTCACCGCACACGTCGTCCGCGGGCTTCCCCACCCGCTTCAGGTACGCCGCGAAGTCCGCCTGACGCGCCGCATGCCATCCCGCCTGCGCGGCGTGCAGGTCCGGGAGCGACAGGCCCGCGACCGCGGGGAACATGCAGCCGATCCGCCACACCAGACGTGCCGCGCACACGGCGTCAGCGGTCGCGTCGTGCGCGCCGTCCAGAGAAACCCGGTAGTGCTCCGCCTGCGCGGTGAGGGTCCGGGACCCCTTCCGGTACTTGTCGACCTCCCGGTCAATCACGTAGGGGTCGATGACGGGGCCCGCCACGGTGAAGGTGGTGTCGTGGTGCCGGGCAATCTCGCGGTCCAGGACGGTCAGGTCATAGGCGGCGTTGAACGCGACGACGGGAAGACCACTCGACCACGCGTCCGTGAGGGCGTCCGTGATCTCGCGGACCGCGACCGCCGGGTCCACGCCCTCGGCGCGGGCCCTCTCGGTGGTGATGCCGTGGACAGCGGTCGCACCCTCCGGGATCTCGACGCCCGGGTTCACCAGCCACTCACGGGCTTCGGTGGGGAGCCCGCCGCCGACGTGGACGACGCACGCGGTGACGATCCGAGCGTCCTCCGGGCTGGGCGCGGACGTCTCCAGGTCGAAGGCGACCATGCGGCCCGTGTGCCAGCCGCTCACCGGATGTCCTCGGTGGTGGTGAGTTCCGCGGTGCACGCCCAGCAGGACCGGATGTGGTCGTCGAGGTCGGTGTCGCAGAGGACACCGGTGTCGCACCCGGCGGGCGGGGCGTCGATGGTCGCGGTGTCCACGCGGTCCCCGCAGCCGGTGCAGGCCTCGATCTCGGACACGTCGGGTGCCCACTGCGCGGGGGGCGCGAGGGTGGCGGTCGTCATTTGGGGCTCCATCCCGTCCGGTCGTCTAGTTCGACATAGACGAAGGTAGCGGGGTGATGGACCTAGTGCAAGTAGGCACTCGGCGAAACACCCAACATCGCTAGGCAGACCAGTCAGGCAGCAGACCCAGCAGATACTCCGCGCGCGCAGCCCGCCGCGCAGCCGTCGGGGCGTTCTGGTAGTCCCGCCGCGCCTGCCGACACGCCTCATCAGGCGTCTCCCCGGCCCGGTAGTGCGCCATGAACGCTGCATGAGTCCCGCACGGCGCCCGCGGGCGCGGCGGCTTCCGTGGCGTCGGAGCCGCCGGCGTGGAGGCAGCCCGGAGGATCGCTTCCGCGAGGGCCCGCGCCGACTCCGGTGGGCGCGTCACGCCGCCTCCCCGGCCCGCGCCAGCGCGCGCCGCCGTTCCCGCTCGGTGAGCCCACCCCAGACGCCGTACTCCTCGCGGTTGGCGATGGCGGAGGTGAGGCACTCGACCCGGACGGGGCAGCCCCCGCAGACCCGCTTGGCTTCGCGGGTTGACCGGGCGTCCGCCTCCGGGAAGAACAGTTCCGGGTCGGCGGTCGCGCATGCGGCGCGGTCCTGCCACTCCAGTGCCCCGACGCTCTCCGGGATGATCGTGTCCGGCGCGGAGCGTCGCATCATGACCACACCCGCAGGGCCACGACATAGGCCACGACCGCGGCGACAAGCACCGAGGCGAACGCCAGCGCGTGCAGCCACCCGCCGCGCGTCTCGGGGTCGGGGCTGACCGGGATGGCGGCGGCCTGCCCCGCGTAGGCGGCGTGGTGGCGCTGCGCCCGGTGCTCCCAGATGCGGGTGAGGGCGGTGATGGCCGCCGCGTGTGCGGCGGCGGTGATGTAGGCGTGTTCGTCGGCGGTGAGCACGGCGGGGCTGGTGGGTGGTTCGGTGGTCACGGGGGTGCCTCCACAACGGGGTCTAGGTCGACATAGACGACCGTAGAGCCAGCGGGTCACCTACCACAAGTAGGTGACTAGGCACGTCACCCATCCGTCCTAGGTGCCTCCGGGCAAGCAGAAGGCCCCCGCCGTTGAGGCGAGGGCCCTGCGCGGTACCGGAGAGGCCGCCGTCACTTCCAGACGACCACCGACGGGTCAGCGAGGAATGCCTGGACGTCCTCGCGGTCCACCGACCACAGCAAGATCCGCGCGAACGGCGGCGGACGCTCACCCGCAGGATCCGGCGCAGGGACGACCGCCCCGGCGCACAACCCACCGAACCGGCGCCCCCGATGTAGGTCACGGTGCACCGCGGACGGCGTCACACCTTTCGCCTCCGCGATGTCCTCCACCGTGTAGTGCGCGGGCATCGACTTCGGGGCCGGGACGGCCAGCGTCTTCGTCTTCGCGGGCGTCACGTGGCCCTCCCCTTCCATGGGATCAATCGTGCAGGTGTCTACGTCAGACTAGACGCACGCGCGGGGTGATGTCACGGCAGGGACACGCCCGGCGCGTGCACGATCAGGGCCCGCCGCAGACACGCCGCATAGGCATGCTTCGTCAGCCCCGTGCTCGCCGCGAGCTCAGCGAGAGTCGCCCACGGGTCCGCGACCCGCGCCGTGAGGACCACACGGTACTTCTCCGTCAGCGGCGTGTCGGTGTCGAGGATGGCCTGCGCGGCGACCACCGTGCGGGCCGCCGCGACGCCCGTGCGGGTCGCGTTCGCCGCCGCGAACGCCGCTGCCTGCCTCGCCGACGGGGGCCGCGTCCGCCGCGCCCGCGGCATGTTCGGGAGCAGCCCGCTCCTGTACCTCCAGGTGCGGACAGCCCCGATGTCCACCCCGTGCCGGTCCGCGATCTCCCGGTCCGTCAGGCCACGCATCCACGACCGCCGCAGCGGCCCCGCCCACGATGCGGGGGCGGGTGGGGTTGCCGGCGCGGCGGTCACGGGGTGACCTCCCCGACGGTGACCGGGGCGCGGAGGCACGCGACGATCAGGACCGCGTCCGGGCGGTCGTGCCCGCCCCGGACCCCATCGTCCGGTGAGCGACAGATGGGCCACCCGCCCCTGACCGCAGCCAGGATCGGGACATCGTCCTCGTCGGCCGGGAGGCTCCACGGACCGGCAGATGCGTCACGGTCGAGGCTGTCGAGGCTGTCGGCCTCGGCATCCATCGCGTGCGCTGCGGCACGCAACTCCTCGACAGGCGACAGGACGCGCGCAGCCTCAACCACGGGGCACCTCCTGCCCGCCGGTGTCCTCGACCCGCAGCAACGTGAACCCGGTCACCACGACCGGGGACGAACCGACGTTCCGGGCGAGCTGCTCGGAAAGGTGGACGAGGGACCCGCCGTGCGTGATCGGGGCCGGGAAACTGGCCTCGGTCGCGCCGGCGCCCCCGGTGAACGAGTAGGCGATCCAGTAAAACCACTGCTTCGCCGGGGCCGGGGGGTTGTCCATCTGGTCAGTCATGGTCATCTCCTGTCGTCAGCGGCACGGTGCCGCGGAAACCCTTCGGGGCGCGCGACACGCGACGTGTCGCGCGGTCCCGCACAACCTCACGCCACAAGACGTCAGGGACGTCCAGGTCCTTGGGTCGCAGGCCACGCGGCGCGGGGGCCGGGAACAGGCCCGGCTTGTCATCGCTCACCGCTCCGGCACCCCACACGTCCCGCCGGAGGTGGCCAGCGCCACGGACACGATGCTTTCCGCTGGCACGTAGGCGGAGATGCGCCCGAAGTCGGCGAATGCGGGATCGGCGGCCAGATCGACGTCCAGGGACATGGCCCCGATGCGGGTGATGCGCGCCCGGATGGTGATGTCGACGACGTCACCGGCCCCGACCCCGTAGGTGCGGGGGTCAACGGCCCGGAGTGGCTTCACCGCTGACTCCAGGCGATCGCCTTGAGGCGGTCCGCGCCACCGAGGTCTGTGGTGATCCATCGGTGTGCCGTGACCAGCCCCGGGAAGCCGGAGGCGAGGCGCTCCAGATTCCACGCGTCCGCGGCGCGCATCGCCGCGATCAACTCGGAGAAGAACGGCGGCGGAAGTCGACCACCCGCGACGCGTGAGTACCCGAACCGGTGCAGTACCCACGCGGCCTCATCGGGTGTCGGCTCGACCATCACTGCACTGTCCGTTGTGTCGCTCACTGGTTGTCTCCTGCGCGCTCGTTGGTGACTGTCTGTGGGCTCGCCGGGCACATGCAGGGCGGGGGCCCCGCGTGGGTGCACCCGCGGATGTCGTCGTGTTCCCCGGCCGTGTGCGACGGCGGGCAGAGGCAGCGGCGGCCCGTGGACGGGCCCGCACCGAGCGCCCGGCGGACCCGGTCGATGAGGACGGCGCGCTTCACGGGGCCACCTGCCGGATCTGCCGGGCGGTCGGCGCCGGGGCCTGCGCGAGCCGCGCGAGGTCCGCGGCAACGGACTCCATCAGGGCAGCCGGGTCGGTGAGCCCGCAGCGGGCGTCCGCGGCGGCGTCCGCGAGGAGCCCCGCGAGGCTGTCGAGGTACGCGGCGACACCCGGCGGCACGGCGCCGGGCCGGGAGGTGACATCGAGGGGAACGGGATCCACCCCGCTGGGCCGCAACACGAACGCGTCGAAACGGGCCTCGTACTGCCGCCCGGTCTCGGGGTCGACGTCCCACGCGGCGCGGGCCATGTGCCCGGCCCACGTCGCGAGCATCACCCGCGCGTGCGGGTTGCTCGTTTCGATCGTCACTGCGTGGAGCATCGTCAGCCTTCCTGGATGGCTCGGGTGATGGCCGCGCGGCGGGTGCGGGCGCGGCGGGTACGTCGGTCGCCGTGGATGCCGTGCGCGCCGGAGCGGCGGCGCTCCTCGCGGGCACGGAGACGCTCGGCGGCGTCGGGACTCTTCGGGGGCCGCGGGTGCATGGTCCGGCTCATGCGGCACCGACCGTGGCCCGGGACGTCGCGAGACAGTCCGCGACGAACCCGAACAGGTCACCGGGGACCGCCCGGTCCCGGAGGGCGGTGACGGCTTCCCCGGCGGCCCCGGCGCGGCCAGTCACGGCTACCTCCAGGTCGCGCTGGGCGACGGCCTCGGCCCACAGGGCACCGAAGTCGGCGGCGGCTGCGGTCTCGGCGCGTGTGCGGCGCTCGGCGTGCTCGGCCTGCGCGACGGTCCACGACCAACCAGTCATCTGCTTCGCGTGGGTGGACCCGACGTGGGAGATGGTCCCGTCGGGGCCTTGTATGCGGAAGCGGCGGGTGAGGGTCCGGCCGCAGTGGTCGCAGGTGCCGCGGGTGTGGTCGATTCCGAGGAGGGTCCACGTGGTGGTTGCGGTGGTCACTGTGCTCTCCCTCCTCGGTCGTCTATCTCGACATAGACGACAGTAGTGCGGCACGGTGCCTAGCGCAAGTAGGCACGCACTACCGGTCGTGATGCCCCGGCCCATGCTCACCAGACGCGCACAACACGCACGCCACAGGCGACACCGGGCGCAGCGGAACCCACTGCCCGCCCAGCCCCACATACGGCTGCGCAGCCCGCGGGTCCCCCGGATGCGCCGCAGCCCACACCGCCATCCGCTCCAGCGCGACCTTCACCAGGTGCCACGTCGTACTGCCGTCACCCGGCGGCGACACCCGCGCCTGCCCAGCGATCGCCACGAGCTGCCCCCGGCTACACCGGTCCAGGTCGGCCGCCGTGATGCCACGCTGCCAGCACCACGACGCGACCACCGCGACCTTCCGCCGCCGGTTCACCTCCGCCGCCGGCGTGTGCCGGAAGTCGACGCCTTCAGCCACGACCCGTACCCACCGGGACCGTGCACAGGACGCTCACCGTCTGCCCCCAGCAGTACGCGCACGCGAACCCCCTGGCCGCCCCTTGTGCCGCACACGCGCGACACGAGTACGACCACGCCACCGGCACGCACCCACACGACCGGGCCAGCAGGTCAGCGGTCACCGCGGGGTCCTCGCACAGGTCCTCGACGCCGGTCAGAGCGTGAGGCCAGATCGTCTCGCACACCGGGGCCACCGCGAGAGCAGGGGCGCCGGCGGGGGCCTCCGTCGCGGCGGTCACGTCCCCTCCATCTTCCTTCGGTGCCCAATGCAGACGAGCGGGTTCGGCCGCAGGGCACGCGGATCCCCGGCGTAAGTCACATAGGCCTGCCGGAGTCGCTTCGCGTGACGGCGAGGACACCAACCGATGCCGCAGCGACGCGTCACCCCGGACAGGGATACCCCGATGCCAGGACGACGACCGGACACCTGTCGGGCGGTCACGAACCGCGGTCCCCGCAGCCTCCATCCGAGCCAAACACCCCGCAACCTCCACCAGGCCAGCGCCCACACCGGCAGCAACAGCAGCCGCCACAGTGGACCGGCGACGGTCTGCCCGCGCAGGCAGCCACGCCCACACCCGGGCCTCCAAGTCATGCGCCGTAGCGTCGGCGGACACCGAAACCTCCTCGGACACTCAGCACCTCCGGGTAGTAGTGGTTCTCCCATTCCCACCGACCGTGATCAGCGCCCCGGTCGCCGCCGAGGCTGGTAACACGCAGCCGATCCCGAGGCAGGACCCCACCGAAAGACATCGCGTAAGCCGGATGCAGCGGCAGGTCATGAAGGGCCGCGTACAGCCAGATGTCTTCCGAACGCCAGTCGATGATCGGGCGGCAGGACCGTCCCGTTGACGTGCCGTGGACACCCCGGGACCGTGCCCGCGCGAACGACTCGTCGGCGCGGAGCCCGGTGATGCGCCGAGCGGACACGTTCCGCTCGATCCACCGGTAAGGATGCGGGTCGTCCACGGGGATCTCCTGGTACGGGGCGGGCCACCGGTCCAGGTAGGCGGCGGCAACCGCCGCACAGTCAGGGTTCGCGAGCCTGTCCGTCCGGGTCGGCGCGTAGGTCACCCAGATGAGCGGGATCCCGAGACCGGCCGCGAGGTGCGCGACGGTCACGGAGTCCCGGCCCCAGGAGACCCCAATGTGGCAGTCGCCGGCCGCAGCGAACGTCTCAATCTCGGCTCGGGCGGTCACGGTGAGGCGGTCGAGCCGCCGCCGGGTTGCCCCGGCGGCGGCGATCGCCCGGTCGTACCGCCACATCCGCGCCCACTCGGCACGGTCGGCGTCCGACAGGCGCGGGCAGTCGACTAGCACGGCCTGCACCTGACACGCCGCAGCGGGTGCCAGTGCGGTGCCCGAGCTGACTCGACGACCGTCCCAGCCGGGTCAGGCAACGGACGGTCCATCCACCCATCCCGAGGCCCGGCGCAGGGTTCGACGCGCACGGAGTGGATGCGGCCCCACCCGTGGCGGGTCAGCCGCCCAACCCCCTTGAGTCGCAGCAACAACTCGATGAGAGGGTCCGGTCGGCCGAGGAGCCGCCACTGGATGATGTCGGCCCACGCGGCGGGGTGCGGGACGTTCCGCGCCTTGTGCGGACCAAGAGCGGCATGGAACCGGTTGTCCTGAGCGAACCGGGCATGTTCCTTGACCGGTGGAACTTTCCGGGTGTGTGCCGTGGTCCACGCGACCGGTCGCCAGTCGCCGCGGGACACCGCCCACCCCCACACCTCGCCCGCCTCGTTGAGGAGCGAAGGGTGTGTCCCCTCGGGGGCCGGTCTTGTCCACGTCGCGACCGGTAGAGCGAAGTCCACGGGAGGGTTGCCGGGCGACAGGGGCGGCAGGACAGCGTGCGCGTCACGGGCCGCCAGGTACGCGGCCCACGACAGCGGCCCGTCGCCGACCAGGAGATCGGCTGTCGACACGACAGGCTCCGCGAGACGAGCCGTGACGAGGAGCGGCACGAACTCGGGGTCCCCGGTCTGGTCGACGACCGTGGCGCCGTCGACCATGAGGGGCGGCCGAGGCGTCACCGCAGGCCCGTGAGGAGATCCCGGATCGCCGCGGCATGCCCGACGGTGTGCTCACGGTGCCGGGCGGCGGCTGCCCGCAGGTCAGCGTCGGACGCGCCGATCAGGACGGCATCACACGCCCCGTACCCCTGGGCGGTCTTCGCGCCGAGCGTCCACCCACTGTCCGTGACCGCGACGAGTGCCGCGGCGAGAGCGTCGTCCTCGGCCGGGGTCGCGGCCTCGGTGGACAGGCCGAGGGTCCACCGGGACCCCGCCAGGACCACCTGGAAATCGTAGATCATCTGAGTGGTTTTCGTTGGGGACAACATGACGTCCTCAACGATCCGGTCGACAGCAGACCCGTCGACATCGTGACGGGTACCGAACTCCTCCGCGAGCCAGTCAGCGGCCGGGACCGCGGGGACGCCCGGGTCAGCCATCCGCCACGCGTTCTCGGCGCACCACAGGTGGACGTGGGTCGCGCGGAGCGCACCCGTCACGATGTCCGGGCCGTGGGAGTACCCAAGGAGCGGGAGCATCGGGAGCAGCGCGTGCCGATCCCGCATCGACACCAGGTCGGTCTGGGCGCCGGCCTGGGTGAGGGCACCCCCGGACCAGAGCAGGTCGACACACGCTTTCGACAGGGCGCCGTCAGCGATGCCTGCGTCTGCGACGAGCAGCCACGCGAGGGCGGCACGGATCTTGTGGCGGATGCTGTTCCCCGACACGAAAGGGACCTTAGCGGGGGTCCCGTCGGGGAGAACGATGTCCTGGAGGCGCATGAGGGCCGTGTTCCCGGACGTGCCCGCGCCGTGGTGGATGGGCGCGGTCGCGGTGAGCTCAATGCTGACGTGCATGATGATCAGGAGTCCTCTCGGGGTCAGAATATGGGGGCGTCGACAGCAGCCGACGCCTTCGGGGCGGCCGTCGCGGGCTTCGCGGCTGCACGGGCGGTCTTGCGGTCGTCGCGGCGGAGCCGGACCATCGCCGCGACGAACACGGCGTCGCGGGCCGCGAGGCGCCGCCACCTGGCGAACAGGTCGGGGTCCCGCAACGCTTGCGCGAGCCGGTCGATCTGCTCCGCGGTCTCGATCTGGAGGGTGTCGATCTGGAGTTTCCGGGCCACCCTGGTCGTGACCTCCCGGACGTTCGACCCGGCGTAGCAGCCGGTCTCCAGCGCCGTCTTCGCGCGGTCCCACCAGCGGTTCACGCCGATCACGGCGACGTCCGCGGAGCGGAGCATCGCGTCGAGGAAGTCGACGGCGTAGTCGATGAGCTGATCGTCGGTGACGACGACCGTCCCGGCGTCAGGCGAATCGGTCGGCAAGGTCATTGAGGGTCTCCTTCGTGGTGAGGTACAGGGCCAGGTCGAGGATCTGGCTTCCTGCGTGGGGGCGGATCGTTGACGCGTGGCGGCGCCACGCGTCGAGTCCTGCGCCGGTCAGCGCGGGGATGGAGGGGTTCGCTTCGCGGATCCGGTCGGGATGGTGCCCGGTGCGACGCAGGTCCGCAGCGGCCCCGAGGAGCCCCGCGAACGTGGCGGGGCTGGACGCGATGGTGGCCGCCTCGAACCGGGCCAGCCACGGGCCGGCGCCGCGGTTCACGGGCGTGTAGGGCAGCAGGTGCTTCTGCCCGGACTGTGCGACCGCCACGGCCCACGAGTCGCCTGCCGGGGGGCCTGTGAGGATGTCGACAACGGCCGACATGTCGCGGCGGTTGCACAGGTGCAGGTGCAGCCCGGACGCGGGAGCAGTGTCCGGGGACGGTGGGAGCGGGGTGTCGGCGGTCGTGACGATCGACCACATCCGCAGCGTCGCCGGGGGTTTCCCTGCGAGAGCCCACGAGCAGGCTGGGCAGACACGGGTGCTGTCGGGGCGGGTCGCGGTGAGGAGGTCGAAGTTCGCGCCGAGCGCATCTTTCGTCGATGACGTTACGTCGGCGGACGTCCCGCACACGAGGCAGGCCGCGCCTGGTGTCGAGGTGGTGACACGGCCGGGGTCGGGTCGCCCGGCTGCGTCCCATGCGAGATGGGTGGCGGACGTGGGCGCGAGGGTCACTGGTCTGCTCCGAGGACGTGGAGGCCTGCGCCGTAGGCGCGGGCGTGGCCGTGACCTTCGGTGAGGCGGTGATGAAGTGCGTCGGGGTCGATGACGTGTCCGGTCACGGTGACGAGGACCCGGGCGGTGGTGACGATTTGCCCGTCGGGTCTGCGGCCTGTCGACGCTGGGAGGTCCCGGACTTGGATCGGGGCGTCTGGAGCGAGGACCGGGACGATCCGGACTGACACCCATTCGGCGCGTTCGGAGTCGGGGACGGGCACCCGGTACTGACGGGTCACTCGGCGGGACCCGTCGGGGAGGGTCTCGCGGTCGCGTCGCGTCCGGTACGGGTTGAGGATCGCGGCAAGCCGAACCCGTTCCCCGACCTGGGTGGCTCGGATCGGCTGGTGGGCCAGGGCCTTCACCATGCCCGGGGGGATGAGGTCCAGTGTCGGGCTGTCCCCCGTGACGACGAGGAGGGTGTGCGGTGCGGGCATGCCCCAGGTGACGGGGGCTTTCCCGTCGCCGAGAGCGAGGGCCATCGCGACGCGGCGTGCTTGGTGCGCGTCGGTGAGCCACTCGGCGCCTCGGTCGGACAGGGTGGCTGCGGCGAGATGGGCGCTCACGGCTTCTCTGCCTTCCGGATCCGCGCGTCAAGTTCGACGCGGTACGACTCCCCGTTGTCGTCGTTGGTGATCGTGAACGAGCCCGGTTCGGTCTCCGTGTCCGTCACCCACCACTCGCCGCCGTCGAGGACCAGGCAGTCCCCTTCGGCTTCTTCGACGAGCGCCTCCAGGAGGTCGGCGGCGTCGAACCGTTCTGCGGCGTCGTTGACGACCGGATGGCACCGGAGCGTGTCGTCCTCCTCCGCGGGGACCCTCGGGACGCCCAGGACGGCGGCGGCAATCGGCAGGAGACGGCGCTGAACGGCAGGCGGCGCGTTCTCCCCCGCGGCCCGCAGGTGCGCGGAGAGGGCGGTGTCGATGGCGACCCGGCGGGCCATGCGCTCCGACGCAGGGAGTTCCTTCTCCAGCCATGTGCGGCGGAGGTCGGCGGTGTCGCGCTCCAGCCGCTCGGCGGCGGCGATGAGGGTCTCGGCGGGGGTCATGCTGAGCCCTCCCGGTCGGTGGTCGTGATGTCGGCCAGGCGGTCGGTGAGCTGGTCCGCCACGGACTTCTCCACAAACTCGTGGTCGGCCATCTCACCAAACGCGTGATCGTTGACGTGACCGTCTTCGCGGCGCCGTCCGCACGCGGCGCACTCACTGCGGAGCCAGTTCCGGGTGTTGATCGCGATGGCGGCGCGGAGGGAGTCCCCATCCGGGCCCTGCGGGATGACCAAGACGGGCATCTGGTCGGGGTCGCCGATGGCCTCGGGGTTTGCGATGTACGGCTGGTCGGCGGTCACGCGGGCACCGCCAGGTCGTCGCGGACCTCGACCACGACACCCTCCACGACACCCGGGAGCGACACCCCGAGGTCCGCGGCAGTCGCGTCGTACAGGGGCGCGTCCGCACCCCACCCGTCGGTGAAAAACCTGCGGTGCAACGGGTGCGTGCCCGGGTCGAACGGCACCCGCGGGACCGGCCTGGACGTGATCCCGAGACGGTCAGCGACCACCGAGAGGTCAGCGCCCGCGTAGTCCACCCGGGGCGCGGTCAGGGTGAGGATCGTCGTCGGCGGCTCGGTCGGCCGCCGGCGGGGAGTGCGGGACATGGGGGTGTCTCTTTCTTCAGGGGGGGTGCGTGCACGGAAACCGGGGACGGGGGTACTGCCGGGCAGGCGCCCCCGGAGAAGCGCCCGCCCGGCACCGGACGCGGGTCAGTCCGCGATGAGGCGGATCTCGTCGGCCTGCTCCCGCTGGCGGCGCACCACGTAGCGGCCGGGGCCGATGCCGAGGTAGCCGTGCTCGGGGTGCGCGAGCCATGCCGTCGCGCCGGCCGGGACGTGGAGGACGCCGAGGTCGAGCCCGGTCGGGCCGCCCTGCGAGGGGTCCCACGTGACCGTGGCGTCCCCGAGCAGCAGGTGCGTGTTCCCGCCGTTCTCGCCGCGGACGACGGGGATCCCGGCCGGGGGGATCGGCTGCGGGTAGCCGCTGCCGGTCGCCGGGACGGTCGCCTCGGTGGGGATGACGGCGACGTCGCCCTGGAACTGCAGGGCCGTGTGGACGGGGACGAGCTCGTCCCGGTCGAGGTGGTCGTGGACGTCGACGCCGTGGGTGCCGATGAGGTCGGCGAGGGTCTGGGTGCTCATGTTCGGTCGCTTCTTCCTGTGGTTGGTCGTGCTCGGGTCACGCCCGCCGGGCGGCGGTCGCGTAAAGCTCGGGGGTGAGGCCGTAGCCCCACGCGGCGGCTGCGATGGGGTCCTCGATCTCGGCGGGCACGGTGAGGCCGAAGCGGTGCCGGGACCCGTCCCGCTCGACAGTCCCGTTCGTGCACAGCAGCACCCGGACATCGGCGTCCCCGTAGATCCGCTCGGGGACGTCGTAGAGCGCGAGCTCCTGCCCCGGATTGCCGGGGTCGGCGACAGTCGGGCCGACCTGCGCCAGACCCGCCTCGCGGACGAACCGGTCCCAGCCCGCCCGCTCAATCGCGCACCGCCGGACCTCCGCGTTGCGCTCCTGCAGGATCCGGGTCGTGTCCCACCCGGCGCCCTCGATGAGGTCCGCCGGGACCCGGGTGCCGTGCCACGCGTAGACCGCGGTCCCGTCGGCCCAGGCCACGGCTGGCCCGGTCTCGCAGTGCAGCCGGTGAGATCCCCATCCCGTCGGGGCGAACTGCTCTACATTCAGGACGGTCGGCCTCTCCGCGACCATCGCGAAGTCGCCCCACGCCCACCAGTAGCCGGCCACGTTCGCGTCCGCGTAGGCCTGCGCGCGGTCCCAGAGGTCGTCGTCGAGCTCCAGGCCGCCGTGGTCGCGGAACCAGAGCCGCCACGCCATCCACCCGGACCAGTGCTGGCCGCCGAAGCGGCGGTACCAGCCTGCGCGCAGCACATCGGCGATCGCCTTCCGGAACACCGCGCCGCGCACCGCGCCGTCCACCGCGCCGTCCACCGCGTCGCGCACCGCGCCGCCCACCGCGCCGCGCACCGCGCCGCCCACCGCGTCGCGCACCGCGTCGCGCACCGCGCCGCGCACCGCGCCGTCCACCGCGTCGCCCACCGCGCCGACCACCGCGCCGTCCACCGCGCCGCGCA